CCGGTCGCAATAACGATGAGTAGTAACTTGAGGGTTTTCATTGTCGTCAAATACATTGAAGCAGTAAGGACACAGAATGAATTCAAGAGCATCCGATGAACTTACCCACCGTGTCTGACAATCCATGCAATAGAATCTGAAAACCCTTGAGTTGCGGAACTTCACAATTTTTCTCCGAAGGAGACATGGGTCTCACCCGGAGCATTCACACCCTACCGCAGAACACTCATCGAGAGAAACATCGTACAAACAAGGAACACGCAAATCGCGACGAAGACGATAGCCGCAGGCATGCTGTTGTTCTTGATTGCGTCCTCTGCAATCTGCTGCAAGTCTAGGCGATGAAACAGCAAACGGCGCGTGAAATGCGTACCGCCTACCATGAACAAGGCAATCCCTAGCGCCTGAATCACGACGATGTTCGCGGGGTCCATGAACAGAAGCAGGACTCCTGTGACGACCGTCAAGAGGCCGAAGCGGACAAGATCAGCAATAAGACGTTTCATTTGTTGCTCCCACTGTTGTTGTACACAGGTTTGGGTTCATGCAGCCCATGGTTGTTGAGCCGGTTGTTGAGGTCGATGATCTGGGTCTTGAGATGGTGAATCTCGTTGACCTTTCCCTCAAGATCGGTGAGCCAGCGGTTGCCGGTCCAGACGATGAATACACCAAGGATCGCGGCGACGGCATACGCCCCCCGCGCCCAGCTAAACCAGTTTTCGATTTTGTGCCCCAGCTTGGTCTGGCTCTCCGTAAGCCCTTGCAGCCGCGTAGCGGTATCGGCTGAAATCGATTTCATCGCGATACCGAACTCACGCTCGGCTAGCTCTACACGATCCCGCGTAGTAGCTTGGGTCTCATCGATTCGGGCGTGCGTGCGCTGTAGCGACTGATCAAAACGCGTGCCGCTCTCGCGACTAGCCGCGCGAAGCTCAGAAAGCTCTTCGAAGAAGTGAGAGGTTTGAGTCTGAAGAACGGCGACCGTCTTCGCCAAGTCAACCAGAACGTTGAGGCGGTCTTCTACTTTCTTGAGATGCTGAAGAAAGTCGTCTTCGACAGATTCGATGCGACGGGACAGGTTGTCCGACATCGCAGAAATTGCAGCAACGACAGGATCGCTTTCGTGTCCCATGGGGTTCCGCAGTGAAGGGTTGATAACCGCGCCCTTCACCACCCCGGAGACGCAAAACGAGTATAGCAGATTAGCGCCGGTGGGCTAGTCCCACTGACTACCTAATCCGATTGACAGCAGCAGCGATTGGTTATATATACGCGTGCCAGCACGGGCTATTTCAGCCCAAGGTACTGCGCAAGCGTGAGGAGCTTCGGTATCTTGTCCAAGAACGAAGCACGAAGGGCTGTAAGTCTTCCGGCTAGCGTGGTGGTGTCAGCGGAGATGGATGCCAGCTTGACGGAGTTAGTGTCCATCTCGACGCGAACCTGCTGCGCTGTCAAGCCGCTCCCGCCCGTCGCTACGCTGATGAGACCCGCTGAGTTGTTGACGACAATCGACACACAGCTTTTGACCCGAACGTCCGCGATGTTGTGGTTCGCGCCACTGATGAAGACCGTGTACTCGCTATCGTCGTCTTCGAACTCGACACCGTAGCCGTTGATGATTTCAACCGACCTCGCGTACGTCACACCGGATAGCAAGACTTCTGTGTTGTGCCGGTGCGTGTCTTCATTCACCATCCCTTCATCGCTGTCTTCGATGTTCTTCAGGTCGAGCCGGAACTGGTTGACATCTAGCGAGTAGAAGTCACCCCCGATGGGCGTCAGATAGCTTTTCGGAACGAAGATGACCTTCGTATTCCAGTTGATCGACAAAGGCATGGTTACCTCGACGTTGGGCCTGTGCCTCGGCTACTCATGACGGTGATGACCATCTGTCGCAACGTTTGAATCTCGGCAGACTGCATAGCGACTTGGGATTGCAAAGCAGTAACACGCTGCTCTGTCTCCGCAAGCTTTTGCCTATCGTGCTTAGCCGCCTCTGCCAAGGCATGTATGTTGCGGGCGTGGACGGAATCGCTCATTGGTCAGCAATCAAGATAGCCGATAGGGAAGCGCCTGTTCCGGTGTTTACAGTCCCGGCGACAGCGCCCTGCTTGTAGTACGGCGCGGATGTACTCTTCCTCGCCCAGCCGGTTACTGGCTGATTGGCTCCAAACGAACGCGACGTACTGATCACGCCATTGACGTTCGTCGTGCCACTGAGCAATACGTAGGTGGCGTAGATCGTCCCCGTAGGAGACGCCCCCGGCGACGACCCCATCGTGTAGCTGTAGGAGTTGTCGGTGATCTTTGTAATCGCGAACACACCCTCGTTGGCTGCAATCTTGCCGGTGTCGCTGACGAACTTGATCAACACCTTATCGCCCGTCAGCATGCCGTGGCCGGTGTGCGTCACCGTTGCTGTCGTACCGGAGTTGCTGATTGTCACGGTGGCGTTGACGGGGAGATTGCCGCCCGCCGCAGCCTTAACGAGAACGGCCGCGCCGTCGATCCCCGATCCGGAAACATCGGTGACCGTCAGCGTAGCTGTGACTGTGCCGGAAACGATGCTGACAGTACCGGTGCCTGTATTGTAGATCGACGGCGTAGACGCACCGGACGCGACGTTGATCGTGAGCGTCTGATTCGCAGCGACATTGACCTTGATCGCTTCATTGCCGGTCGAACCGTTGCTCACCGCGTACCCGGACAGCGTGTTATTCCAGTCCATCGATGTCGTGGCTGAAATCGTGCCAAGGTCAATCGCGTGATTGCCGCCGTCAGAGATGAACGTGCATTTGGTGATGTCGGTCACCGACACAGCGACTATCGTCGCCGCGTCAACGCACTTGTCGAAAACGCAGCTTGTGAAGATCGCGCTGTTCGCTGTGATCTGTTTCGTGCGGCGGAACGTTGAACCCAGAATCGTGCTGGCCGACTTGAAGATGAACGTCCCCATGTCGGTGAACGTACAGGAGTCGATGTTTACGTCTGCGTTGTCAACTACCTCAACGTTCCCGCGAGCTACCGTCCCCAGCGCGGTGATCGAAATACTTGTCCAGTCAACGCGAGAAGAGGCATTTCGTACTTCTATCTTGTTGAAGTTGGACGACACCTTCTCCGTGTTCTGGATGAAGATGGCGCGGTTAGCGTCCCGGAAGTCACAAAGCGTACTGGCGGTCCCGATCTGGAACAACCCCTGCATGTAGTAGGCACCGTCGCGAGGGGTTAGAAGCCCAAGGCGACGGGTGCTTGTGTTATCCCAGTTCGCTGCACCAAGGAACGTTGCATAGCCGTTTGAGTCGCCAAGCGTCGCAACGAGGTCGCACCGGCCATAGCGAATGGCGTCGATGCCGTACGGGTTCCCTTTGCCGATACTGTTCGTCGCCGCGACGTTGGCCTGCCACCCGAACCATTGCCACGTACCGTTCGGTGAACCGACCGTGCGACTGCGCGGCGTAACGCCCGGATCAACAGGGTAGCAACGCCAACCCCCAAACTGCCAATCGTCAGACCCGGTGACGTACTGGCCGTAATAGGCGGTGGTGGAGTTTCCGAAATTGATTTCAGCCCCGCCGTTCGCTTTGGTAGCCAGAACGCCCGGACCCCACCAATAAATCCACACCAACACCGCTCCATCCGTCGGGATGGTAATGCCTGCGCCGTTGTTGTAGAGGACACCGCCAATCGGCGTACCTGCCGAATCCCAAGTCGCGGCAGTCGCCTTAGAGACGCATGTCGTGTCTTGGATCGAATAGTCCGTCTCTGCCGTGATAGCACCCCCGCCGCCGACCGCCGTGAATCCGGTGGTAGCAGCGGCGAGGGTGATATCCGCGAGGTTGGTCGCGTAGCTAGGTGCGGCCATCTGGCCCCCGCGTTATGCGTCGGTGGTACGAATCGCCGTCGCAGAACCGCCGCCAGAACCGAGAGAGGCCGAAGTCTCAAACGTCTTGATCGGCGTACCGCCGCCATCCCGAACGCGCACGAACAGGTCGCGAGCGGCCGAGTACACGACCGTAAACGACTCACCGGACGACGCCGCCACCTTATCGATGTAGCTGATGAAGACGTTGTTCCCGGAGGCCGCAGGGTCGCCCGAAAAATCGGACGATGCGATGGTGAACGTAGACCCCGCCCGCGCAGAGTAGGTGTGCAACGTGTACGCACCGCTGTTCCGCTGAATACGGATCGTGCCGGTCGTCGGCGTGTCGGACGGGATCGCCGTAGACACAACAATCGACGTTACGCCTGCCGTGTTGTAGGTGGTATTGAGGTTGAGTTGGCCGAGGTTGACATCGGCAGTTAGCGTGCCGTTGACAAGCGCCCCGGCGGTAGCGCCAGCAATCGACTCGTTGTCTACCGGCAACGTGCCGGTGACCGGCCCAACCCACATCTCGCCGTAGGTGCCGTAGTCCTGCAACCGGACAAGCTTCGCCGTAGCGCCGCCGCCGAACGTCAGGGTCTCGCCCAGCGTGAAGGGACCATTGGTCTCCCCATCGTAGAAGAAGCGATAACCCAGCGGACCGACAAGCACGCGATCCTCGCTGCTTACCAGACCGAACACGGTGAACGTGACGTTGTTCGGCGGCTGGTAGGTCACGCCGTCGAGCGCGGTCATCAGATCGGCATTCGACAGGTCGGCATACTCGACGCCGAAACCATACGAACCGATAAGCGCGGAGCCGGTAGAGACACCGCAGAACGGCTTGGAAACCGGACGCTCCGTCGCGGTTCCGCTCGCCGTGGCGGTAGCCGCAGACGCGCCGGTAATCGTCTGAGTGTTGGTGGGCGGCACACCGGTAAGAAGCTGAATCCACATCTTCGTACCGGCGGTCGGGCTGTTGATCGCCAGCATTTGACCGGTACCGCCCGTCCACGTGACAAGTTCGAACGCGGCAAAGGTGCCGGAACGAGGAGTCGTCAGCGTGATTTCGTGCGTGATGCCACGGAAAAGTTCGCCGCTCAAGCCGTAGAGCGTCTCAGCCGACCCGTCGCGAGTCAGCCACTTCATCCGCTCGTAGAATTGCTTGATGGTGTAAGTGTCTTTATTCCATTCCGAGTAGAAGAACTCGTCGGTCAGGTCGTTGTTGACATCGATGGCGTTGTAGCCCTGCGTGACGTTCGTGATCGTCGTCCAGCCCGCTACAGTGCCAACTGCCGTGTCGTTGTTAAGGTCGGTCGAGTCCGCCAACGCCAAGACGTTGTTGCCTCGCGAGGTCGCGTTGATGATGAACTCGCCGTACGAAAAGCCGTAGCGACGGCACGTGCCGATGACCTTACGCAGGTCGATATCAGCACCGGCCGTCCGCACCTTCAACATGAAGCGGTGCGAGATACCGTCAGCGGAGCTTGCGTTCAAACCGCCAGTCGCGGTGTTCCACCAGTCATCCGACAGTACTGCGCCGTTCTGGATGATCTGAATCAGTACGTTCGGGTTACCGAAGTTGACGATACCGTCATAGATAACGTTACCGCTCAACTGGATGACCGAGCCGTCGTACAGGTGTTCCGCCGCGTTGTCGTCAATGTTGTAGCCATTGACTAGCGTGATAATGTTGTCAGTCGAGCGTTCCGACGGGGTGGCGTCAGTGATGTCGAGTTCGTCGTTGCCTGCGTAGCTGGCATCGTCCGCCAAGCCCTGCAACCAGCGGTGAAACTCAATGACAGTGGCGTACGAGGGCGTCGTGCCACCAAAACGAACGTGATCCTGACCGATGTACCGAATGTTTCCGGTTTCGCGGTCAACACTCCAGTCGCCAGCAACAATAGGCATGGTTAATCCCCTAAGTAGATCAAGAGTAGGACAAGGCTAACCTATCCGTCCATGGATGGATGAAGTCGGCGGTACCGCTAGCCCACTCCTCCGTTATGTCACCATCCACAGCGATAGTGATTCTGCGAATTCGCCACACCGGATTTGTTTCAACCGAGCCGACCGCTGCTTCACCGCGATACATAAGCAAGTCGGAGACCACATCAAGGCGTTTAGTATACACAACATCCTCCTCCGAAACACCCGGAGGCCCCGGTGGTCCCGGCGGGCCTTGGATGCCTTCCGTCAGAACCGTTACCGCCTCTACCGTCTCGGTGATAATCTCAGGCCGCTCTACCTCTAGAACCTCAATCTGTGGTTGAGGCTCTACGACAATCTCAATCTGCGTATCAATAAGGGAAGACGGTGCGAGTACTTCTTCAACAACTACTTCCGGCACCGCTACCTGTACGACCTCGACAGCGGTTGTTACATCAACCGTATCGTGCGGCATTATTCCCTCGTCACTTCGGGATAGGTAACGACCTCGCCGCCGATGAGGTTGCGGCGGAAGTCGGTAGCGGTCTCGGTAAGCTCAAGATCGAACACCGCTTTCTTAAGCGCCGAGAGAAGCCCCGTCTGCGTAGGTGTCAGACTGACAACGATAGTGCCGTCCGCGCCGAGCGTGATCGTGCCGTCCGTTGTGCTTAGAGACAGGACCGGAGTGGCGTCACCGATCTTGGCGCGGATGTGCGCCGCCGCCGTCCAGCCGGTCAAATCAACCGGCGTAGCGGGAGTCCCTGTCTTCCAGACGTAGGGCTTAATGAACGACGACCCTATGCGGATATGCCACGTGGACTGCATTTGTCCGTCTGGAGTGTACGTTGCGGGCATCAGCTTCTCCTGTTTGAAATCGATTTCATTCTACCCTACGCGACAGAGGTAGTGAAGTCTTTGATTGTCATTGGGTTTACGGCGTAAACATTGACATCCACAGTACCGTCCTGCGAGGGAGAGAAGTTCACGCTCATGAGGATGTCTTCAGTCGAAGTGAAAATGTTCTTTCTGAACACATGTTGATCCAGACTGCCGGAAAAGGATGAGCTAGGGACGATGATGAGCAGGAAGTACTTGCCGGTCGTGCTGGCCCGAATCCGTAGATTCAGCGTGACTGTCGTCCCTGCCATAACGTCAAGGCTGGCTAGCCTAAGCGCTCTCTGAAAAACGATGTCGCGCTTGTTGTACACATTGACCGCCCCCGAATAGGCAAGACTGTCGTACGACTTGTATACGAACTCGCCATTGGGCTTGCGGGCCAGTCCGCCCCGCGCAAAACCAGCGCTGTTAGTACCGCCGGGAAGGCCGGTCAGGTCTAGCGTAGAGTCTGGCGACAGAAACAAACCAGACAAACCTAGGGCAACGTTAGTAGCCGCACCGGTAAGAACGCCGCCAGTAACGATGAGGTCTTCGGTGGTGATTCGTTTGTTGGATACTATCGACTCCGTACCAATACGTTCATCAGTGATGACGGCCGGGACGGTAACCTTGTAGAGCGCCAAGCTTGACGTAAACGGGTTGCTGTTAATGGAAAGGTTTGTAGACCATACCTTGTACTCGTCGTTAGGTACTGCCGACCCACCAAAGACCCTTACCGACCCTGTGGGCATACTGATCGCCGAGAAACGACCGTTGCAGTCTACGAACTTCACCCTAGGTACGTTCGGGTAGTAGGTACCCGCTGTGTAGGTGTAGCTTCCTACGCCAGCGTATGCGCCGTCCCACCCGCTGATGACAGTCTCCCCGCTCTGCAAGCTCGCTATGTACAGCCCCGGTCGCCGGTACCCAGACACTACCGTAATAGGGTTGAAAGTGAGCGTGGTGTCCGGGCGAATGTAGCTAAGATTCAGACCAGTGAGAGCGTTACTACTGCTCTCGCTGTGATTGGTCCCGCACGCCCCGCCAAAAGTAATGGTGTGTCCTGTCGGGTTGTTGGTGTAGAACGTAGCACTACTGACTATGCCTAAGTAGTGCATTGCGGTGGCTGCGCTGCCGTGACAGACAAGTCCATTAACTGTGGTTGTCTTGGCGTACAGTACCCGGAAGTAGGCCGTGATCGTGGTGTGGGATGTCGTGTCTGTTATCGTCAGGTCTTGAATCGTGATAGCTAGGGTCGCCCCGGCCGTGGTCGGCCCTTGCACATCGCCGCCGTTAACAACGGTCATGTCGCGAAAAAGTACTGGGGCCGTACTGCTGGAAAGAAAAGAAAACGTAGCTGAGTTGTTGGCATCTACGATGGATTTCCTAGTGCCAATCGTGCTGCTACGGACGTTAAACGCGGTGGTGACTTTCAGCAATGACTGCGCATCGTTACCGACAAAGTTGGTTGTCGAAGTCGCGCAATCTACATTGTCTATGGTCCCAAACGTCAGATTGCCGGAGGCAAACCCGTACGGTTCGGTTGCGCTGTACCTACCCGACCACCATCTACGAACCGGTGCAAACGTTTTCAATCTGCACCGCTCGGTGTAGAACTCTGTAACGGTCAGCGTAGTGTTTGCTTCAGAGGCCGCGAGCGCCCCCGGCTCACTATGGTTGGCAAGGACTTGATCCGTGCCTACCGTACAGTCGTACAGACGAAACGAATTGATCGTCGCTACAGCATAGTCGTAGTAGACAAGGTGCGCGGTGGGGGATATGAATCTCTCAAAATCGAGATACTGCCCTCCCCCGGAAAACACAAACGAACCTTTTCTAGGCGACCACGTAATGCTGTCGATGGCTAGGTTCGTATACCCGTCCTGTGTGTTCGTCCCCGTATTGAAGCCGCCACGAAGACGTATCCGACTAACCGCCGATCCGCTGAAGTTCAACGCTGCCTCTACTAGAGGCATCAGCGCCGTAGGCATAGGGTCGTACTGCGTCGTCGTCTGACTTACCGTATTGTTCGTCACGGTCAGCGCTTGCGGGGTGGCAAAAGACCCGCTAGCGTTTGTGATCATGCAAAAGTCAGGGGCGCGGTAGTCCAGCGCCCGCTGCGTGTTGGCTTGACTGTTCGGCTTCAGTACAGCGCTGGGTTTGAAAAAGCTTGTGCCAGTCTGTAGTGGAGTGAAATAGACAAAGGAATCGCGGTCGATGGCAGAAGCAAAGTTTTCCGTTGTAAAGGCAGCAACGCTGTAGACCGCGATAGAGGCGATACTGAGGTTAAGCGTAGTTGCAGAATTGTGCAGGAACGTACATAGCGCCCGTTCTGAGGTATTGTAGGTAACGCATGTCGGGCCGTTCAGCGTAGCAATGATCGTGGTCCCGGCCGCGTCTGAGCAGAGACAGATTTTAAGATTGCCCCCGATCTGGCTGGTCGGGATGCCCTTCAGAACGATCAAGAACGCAACCCCGTTGAGGGTTGTCTGCGACCGCGAAAACGCCCATCGACCAATCTGCGTATTGGCAGGAACGGCAGTATTTGCGGGGATGAGTAGCTGCGAGCCTGAGACCGTTACCCCAGCAAGTGAAGCAACCGCAGTTGTGCCAATGCTAACCTGAACCGTCCCTAATCCAGAAGCGCTGACATACTGCCTGCCCACCGCAACGGACGCACTGGTGCGCTCAGGAGACTTGGCAAACCGTACTTCGTCCCCCGCAACCAAAGCGGTTCCGTTTCCGGGAAGCCATTTCCACGCGGTACCCCAAGCGGTTCCGTTGTTTGAGTTGGACCCGCTAACTGGGTCTACATAGTAGATCGTCATTGTTCGATGACTTGCAGATCGTCAAACCAAGCGGAAGTACCGTTAGTACCGAAGTGAGTGAAGTAGATATCGATTATCGTAGACCTCTGGACTACGAACTGTATCGAAACCAACTCCCATGCATTCGCAGCGCCGCTCGCCAATTGCACAAGCTCTGCTAGGTCGGTAGCGAGCGCATAGCCCGCCGCGCCGTGATGGTAAATCAATAAGCCAGCATGACAATCCGTCGTTGTGCTTCGCCGTACTCGCAACGAGACAGTGATAGTGTTTCCTAGCTTTACTGGTACTGTACCGAGCGGGTAGGGCGAGGAGGTCGGGAGCGTGTGCCTGCTTCGTGTGGTACTTTTCCACGAAAACGGCGCAGCGTAGTAGATCGCGGTGTCTTTCTCTAGCTTCAACGACGGCCAGTAAGTTACATGCGTACCGGCATTACTATCGACAACCGTAATACCTGCGGGCCATGTAGTAAAGCTTGTATCGCTTCCTCCGTAATCAACCGCTGTGCTGTTGAGATTGAGAATGCTGGTGGCATTCAGCGCGATAGTCGAGTCTTCTATGACTAGGCCGCTTTCGCCGTAGTTACCGTAGAAGCGAGATGACTCGACGGCGCTCGACATATCGGGGAATGCCGAAACCGGTGCGTAACTATTGCCTGAGTTGACTATCGAAGAGTCTACAAACCTAACCCTAGCCCCCCGCCAATAGGACGAATTGATTAGGTAGTAGTAAGCGGCCGTGGCCGTGTTGTTGTAGCTCACATTTCGTAGATCAAGGATGCCAGAAACCAGAGCATCCGTCGTGCCGCTGCTGTTGCCATAGAGAGGGTATAGCGTGGTCGTCAAAGCTTTCGACGCATGAGTAAACCCATCAACGATGTAGACGCTAGGCCCGTACGCGCCGTTGGATGCGGCGACCTGACGAAGTAGCATCAGATTCCATGCGCTAGTGGCTGTAACAGCGGAAACTTGAACCTGTGCTTTCCTCAGAAACACTAGAGAGGTAGTGCCGCCCGCGTATCCGGCGAACGGAGTACCGCTCAGGGCGACTTGCTGAATCCAAAGCGGAGGAAAGTCGGCGGGAACCGAGAACAGTGCGTCCGGGTAGTAGCTGATGGTGTTCGTTACACCACCATGCCATGCGGCGCTTGTGAAAGTGGCAGTGAACGAGAGAAGGGTGCAGGACTCCACCGCCCCGGTAACGCTGAGAGGAAAGCGAGCGTCATACTCAAACAGATCGTTGAAGATCAACGATACATTTTCGGCAACGATGTTTGGAAAGGTGTAGTTCCCTGTCGTCTGGTTGTAGGCAGGTACAGGGTTGGCATACATCCCGCCCCCACCATAGACATACAGGGTTCCTGCGGCCCCGCTCTTGATGGCCGGGAAGCGCATCCTGCCAGCAACGTTGATGCTAAGGAGGTAGTGAAACCCCCCGACACAGTAGCATTTGAGCGTTCCTACGATGTCGTGCGGAATGTTATTTGGCGCGAAGGCGTCTTGGTCTACCGTACCTGTGCCGGAGTACGGGCAGATGATGCAGTTTTCAAGAGTAACGTCTTTGACGTTTCCTAGAGGAAGATAGGCCCCCAAGTCGTCAGAGCCGTAGTCGCCTGACCGAACGTCGGTTAGGTAAAAGTCGCCCGCGCAGTTTTTGAAGTACAGATCGTAGAGCAACGACGTTACGTCGGCTTGTTGTCGCTGTAGCGTGGCGTGCCACCCCGCTTGGTGAGCGCGTACAGACGAAAATCGGCAATCCTCAAACCGAATACCGTAAGAGGTTTCCGCGAAGCAGAACGTACCGCCTACGTCGGTGAAGGTTTCGATGTTCTTCACCGTAATGTACTTGCAGTTGATGAAGGCAAAAGCAGGCAACGCCCGGTAGTTGCCTTCTACTGCCTGCCGGTTCATCAGTCGAGTACGGCCGGTTACTGTGTCGGTACCGGTGTCGTACCCCCCGATGATCTGGATAGGGTTGCCGTTGCTGCCGCTCAAGTCAGCTAGGTTGAATAGCAGTTTTTTCTTGTATTTGGTGCCGTCAACATAGTCCCTAGCCGTGACTTCGTACAGGCCGTACCCCGCGTACACCTGAGAATCGAATGACCCCCCGCTAGCCCAGCTAGCGGTTTTGTAATACCGAAACACAAAGGTCGTGTTGTCAAGCGATGCAGGCCCTACCGCGCACTGGTAGAACTGCATTACTTGGTTTGACGAGATGATCGAAAACGAACGTACTGGTGCAAAAGTCGCCGCTTCGTGGTTCCCGGCCTTAAGTAGCGTGAAGTGGCCGAAGTAGTTGGCAGACGAATGCACCTGTGTCGCTATGAGCGACTGAAGGCTGAAGGAAGACCTTGAGTTGGCTACCGACCCCTGCCGAATAGACAGGCTGTTCACTCCGCTAGGCAACGTCCCTTCGTAAGAGATAACGCCAGAAACCGCCAAGGAAGGGTTGAACGGAATCTCCAGTAGGGATGTGTCTCCTAGAGTGTCTGAGCAGAAACAGAGCTTTAGAACCTGCTGAGTCGCCCCTTCCCACCCCGAACCCCCACACTTGAACTCTATCCGACCAAAAGAGGACAGGTTAACGGTTGCGGCGAGCGCCTTGTAGCAGAGTTTGGTGTCCGCTATGAAATCCGTCTTCGGTGTGTAGAGGTAGAAGTAGTTGACCGTAGGGCTGTGCGGCGAGGCTCCTGTGCTGATTGTGGAGCGCAGCGAGTTTACATTCGTCCAACCGCTAGAATCTTGCAGGCTGTCGATAATCAGAAGCCTAGTGCTGAGACCGGCCGGGACAATGAGGTTGGGTACCGTCCAGCCATGAAGCCCGTTAGTGCCTGTGCTGCTTGGGGCCGAGGCCAAACGAACGTTGTCGAGCGTAAAACCAAGCTCCTCTTCGTCAGTCTTGGCGATCTTGATGATGTCGCCGCCTACCGGCGTGACAACGCGGGTCTCAATAGGACGAAACGTCTTGAAAGCCAAGGCCCAAGACGTTCCGTTATTGCTATCGCTCCCCGCAACAGGGTCGATGTAGTAAGTCGTCATACCTTGAACACTGGCAAGCTCTCCGCGCTTACTGCCTTACCAAGCAGTACGTTGCCTTGAAATCGTACAGTGTCCCCCGCCTTGAACGCCTTCGGGTTCGGAGTTGAAAACGATTTCAAACCCCCGCGAGAGCGAACATTGATCGTGGTGATACCGATGGTAACCACCGTCCCGGACTCTATCCGGGAGACGCTTCCGACAAGCGTTTTTAGTTCTCGTAACGGGTTCATGCCGGTCTCTCGACATCCAAGACTGAGTAAACCTGCTCCCCTTCTACCACGTGCGACAAGCCGAGTATCACACCGCGCCAGACCGGACCCTGCAAGGAGTCCGCGACCTCTACGATGTGTCCCTTCCGCACGCCTGTACGAAAGACCGTGGTGAGGCGTACGCGCCTTGCGCGAGCGTGCTTCTCTATCTCTTGACGCCCGCGCTCTAGCGCAACCTCGACGGTGGAGAGAAGAGGACTGGTTATCTCCCCACCGTCGATATGCCCCGGATCGCGAATGACAATGATGTCGATCACGTAGTAGCCCCTGCGAAGAACGCAACGATGCTGTACTCAGGAAGGCCGGGATCGGAGTGGGTGATCTTGTAGACAGTCGCCGTAGCGTTGTACTTGACCTTGGCAACGCCAACAGCATACGAACCCGCCGCCGGTTCCGGTACTCGCAGCGTGTTCTCCCCGACAAGCGAGATGGTGCCGAGACTTGCGCCAACCCACGTATAGCTGAAGCCGCCGGAAACCGGATACTTCGTGGTCGTCTCTACTTCTCCCGCGAAGATAACGTCTTCCTCTTTCGCCACTGTTACGGAAGTCCCCGCCGCGATGGAGCCGAGGCTCACAATTGCCGCGTTGAGGGTGACGTTGGCTGTCTTGTAGAGAAGCAGATTGACCGGATCGCCGGGGGCGAACGAAGTCTTACCTCCGTTCAGACCGCCCGCTGCGGGGTCGCGGTCGTCAACCTCCACAAGCAGGAGACCCTGCGCTGCCGCGCCGGTCGAGAACTGGACGACAATACTGGTAGTAACGACATTAGCCATTGGAATCCTCCAAAACAAAGTAGGCGTAAGAACTTGGCGGGCCAACCTCACCAGACCCCGTGTCGGCTGGAACTCCACCGGCTCGAACTGTCAGATGCTTGGCATTATACGTAACCTTTGCCAAACCGTAACCACTATTAACAGCCGTAGAAACTGTCAATGTTGTCGAGAACGGAGAGTACGCGGGTGACCCCAGACTCGCCGTGATCCACTCAACCGAAGTCAGGGATTCAATAGGCCGTTTCGTGTTACCTACACCTTCGTTGAACTCAATAAGCTCCTCAAGGGTTTCAATCTCCTCCCCGATAGGAACAACAAAGCTTGCATTTCCAAGGTGGACGATAGTTGCCGTCGTCCGATATGGCGAGAGGTAGGCTTTCACAATGCCGGTCTGGAGGGCGGGGTCCGCCTGTACCTCGTCGGGAATCCACTCAAGCGAATCGGCAAACGCGCTGTCTCCCTCACGAATCCTGAACTTGTTCGCCCCGTCCCTTGCCGTAGACGACGACGAGACAGAGAGGTTATCGTAGCTGTCAGAGTAGCTCTGGTCTACTGACGCCGTGTCGAGTGCGTTCATCGGGTGCGGGTACGGGTAGCGAATCCGCATCGTCCCGTCCGGGTTGCCGTCCACAACGCCTCCAGCCGCCTCCGCAATCTGCGCAACTGCCTCAAGCGCGGTCGCCCCGGCAACCTGCAAACGACCGGCCGGTATCGTCCAGTTGACAATCTCGTAAGTGAAACTGATTTCAACGAGAGCATCAACCAAGTCCGCCGCATACGCCGCTGCTTCTTGCGAGAAGTCAGTTTCCGCCCCGTACGGCTGACCAAGGCGCATCACTGCGTTGTTTGCTGACAGCCTAAACCCGATGTTGGTCGGGCCATCACGCGACATGGATTTGCCGCTGACGATGAAGTTGTGTACTTCCCCGCAGAAGTTGACAACTACTGGATCATCCTCGTTGATTAGAGCGTAGACGGATAGGTCAGCAATCCCGCATTCGAACGTGTAGCCTACATCGCTTTCGGAGCTTTCGATGACGCCATCCATAACACGCATCACCAACCCGCTCGGCAAAGTCAACGTAACCTCGTTGTTGTTGACCAGCGTGGATACGAAATCCTGCATGTCATAGTAGTGCGACATGCCTGCCCGAATCGGGTTGGAGACAAGCAAGTCATAGCCGGTCTCTGTTTGCGCAACAACCCGAACCCGATCACCGTACGGTCCGACATGTTGTGTCTTGGTCGTTGTATTGATCGTCCAGACAGCTTGATTGCTAGAGGAGACCGCAAACGAGTACTTCGCTTCATGCTCTGTCTTGACAGGCTCCGTATCGTAAATGCTGTAGCCCGCTTCGGTCTGCGATGCCGCCCGCAGTAGGAGGGTAAACGTCGCCTCATGCTGCGTCTGTACCCGCAACGCCCAAGAGGCATCATGTTGTGTGATGACGGGTTCGGTGTCTCTGATCCGATAGCCAGCCTCGCTAGAGGCTTTAACGGCGTTCAGCAAGGCAAACGGCGTCTCGACGGCGGCGGATACCGACAAGCCCCAAGGAGTGTTCATCTCCTTTACAACCGCCTCTGTGTCCTTGATCGCGTAGCCTGCCTCATTCGATGCCTTGGCGACTTCAAGCAGGGCGTACGGGTGCTGGAGTAGCGAAGACACCGCGAGCGACCATGGTGTCTCCGTCTGCGTTACAACACGCTCCGTGTCGCTGACCGCGAAAGGTGCCTCGTTCTGCGTGCGGGCCGGGACAAGCAGCGAGTACGGCGCTTCGTACCTTGCGCTAACGACTAGCGACCACGGTGCATCCCCTTCCGTAACGACGCGCTCAGTGTCTTTGATGGCGTAGCCTGCCTCGGCCTGCTGCGCTATCGGTACCATGACCGAGTACGCAAACTCAATCTGCTTGGTCACTGTCAAGGCGTACTCATGCTCGACCTCCTTGACAACAGTGGTCGTGTCCTTGATGGAGTACGGGCCTTCGTTTTGTTGCCGGATGGACAGCGTAGTCCCTTCGTACGGAAACGTGATCTGGTTACCGGCGGTGTAGGTGATCGGGGCCACATGCTCTATCGCCGCCCGCGCACCCCATACTGCTTCGTAGGTGTCAGACGCCACCCGGACCGAATACGGGGCGGTGTGTTCGTTGGAGACAGGAGTCCAAGAAGCGTTCGACCATTGCTGAGGTAGCTCAGCTATGGTTGCCCCTGTATTGCTCCACTCTTGCCCTAGAGTGATTTCATACATAACTGTCTCCAGAATTACAAAGTTGTTCGTCGTGTAGAGGCAGATGAAGTTCGTGAACGACGGCTGATCGAACGGCCCGATGCCTTCTGCAAGCGAGAACAACGAATACGCTTTGCTGTTATCTTCGCCCCAGTTGTACCTTATGTTTCCGTAGTGGACAGGGCTATTCTTCCATACGGTGAACATCTGGTACGCGGTGGGGTACCCGTAGTTCGTGTCGGTGAGGAGGTCGTAGGTGTAGCCAAGCTGAATGTTCTCAGAGATACCAGTACCGCCTACTACCTCGCCGCGCTGGGAGATGGTCTGTTCACCGGCAGGGAAATCCACACTCTCATGCTGGTACGTCCGCTTCCACTGCATGTTGTTGGAGTGCAGATTCGCAACATCTCGCCTCTCCAAAAACTGCGCGTCTGACTTGAACGCCTTGTATGCCGGGAGACCAATCGCCGCACGCTCCGCGTTGATGTACGTGAGAAGATCATCATGGAAGGTGTGGCCGATGTTCGTCCAGTGAAGGGACAGCGGTGTCGTCTCAAGCAGCGTGATTTCGACAGCATCTAGGGCTACCGCGCTGTACGTACTTTCGACGTTGACGTTCACCGAAATTTCGCTACTGGCAGAGATGTCCCAATAGAACGTGTCTCCATGCGCCTGCGAGAGCGAGTAGCCAAGAGCAACAGAAGAGTAGGTACTGGCTATGGCTATGTTTCTGGGCTTGCTGACCTCGCGCCCCGCCGCGACACTGGTGTACGTGCTGGCGACAGTAACGCTGGGCGTGAACTCCTGTGGTGTAGACCAGTACTGAAGACGAAACTTGAAAGGGTAGCCATCTCCGAAGGTCAAGCTTGTGGCACCGATGACTACTGTCTCTTTTGCCTCCCCGCTTACGGCACAGCCAACGCTCCATGTACGAAGGTTGTTAGGGCTGTTTGGGGCAGATACGGTTGCTATGGTAGTTTCCGCACTCCACGCCTGCCCCGGAGTAGACACAGAGGCGTACCTCCCGACCAAGGTAATCGGGTCTGGGCTAGTGACTCGGTAGGCGGTTAGGTATGTCTCCCCAGTTGCGGGGTCATGTTCCATACCGATAACGGACCCAGCAGCCGGTCCTGTTCTAGCTGTCTTGACAACCGTCGGAGTCAGCTTCGTCGTAGAAGTAAAAGTGATGGTGACGAAGAAGGTAGTCGTGTGAAACATGCACACACGATTGCCGCCGATGTTGACGTACCTAGTAACGGCGTGCGGGTAAAGATCGCCCTCCCACCCCGCCGCTTGACCGAACCAAAAGGTACCATGAATTGATGCGTTGCCAACAGGATTAACGAGGTCTATCGCACGAATACCGACTTGACTATTGTTGTACCTGTAAATGATGTAGTAGAACCCCTCCCCGGCGTCGAGAAGAAAATACCCTTGGTAGTCGTTATTGATGTCTAACGGGAATGGGTCGGTTACTGAACCGAGGCTAAAACCTGCTGTAAAACTGCATTCGGAAATTCGCCACTTGTAGACCGGCTGACCCATAGAGGTACCGACCTGCACAGAGCGATTTAGCCAAAAAGAAGTACGTCCGTTCTGTGCATGCCCCATGTCCCACACCTGACCGGGGGCAGTGTACGTAGATGCGTAAGAGTTCGACGTACCCGCCTCAGACGACCGAACCAGATAGCGGGTAGTGCCTCCTGTGTATTCAGTACAGTCACTTATGGCAGTTAGGGCATTACTAAAGTCTGGAAACGTACGCTGGAGAAACCAACTAACGTAATTAGCTCCGCTGTAGATTTGAACACTGTTGGTGGTAGTGATGTACCACGGAGCAGTGTAGGTACCGTTCCAGATTAAACCACTGCTGCCCAAACTGTTGCTATTAGGGTATGACGGAATCCCCCAGTAAATCGAATCAGTACTTGCGTTGTAGTTGAACGCCGCCGCAAGGTAATAGCCGTTAGTGCTGTCATAGTGCATCCACTGCCGCATCTCGTCCGGGTAGAACGACGGGTAGAACGTCTGGGCGTTCCCCGTCGAGCCTGCAACAGAAGGAGGCCAATTGAACGGCATGGCAAACCTACAGCGCGATAGTGAACGTGCTAGCCGGAATCTTCAAAACGTCGCCTGACTGTACATCCGCCGACGCGGACAGCGGGCCGAAGTAGTAGATGTTTCCCGACCCATGGGTAACCACATCCATCAACGCTGCTTGATAGATGGTTCCCCACCCCGCCGTGGCTGTATTGAAAATGATGTCAATCGTGATTGTCGAAACACCGGCAGATGCGGCCCCGATCTGCCCCGCCGTTACAGGCTTACGCGCGTACGACCCCGCATTCGCGACTTCGTTTGCGCTGGCGATGGTATTCGACCTCAAGAACGTTTCCGACGCTGTAGTAAACAGCGCAACGTAAAACGTTCCCGGCGGTGTGAAAGCCGTGTCCTTGAGGCTCTTGTCGAGCAGTTTGTTTGCCAAGAATACACTTGGTCCGCCAGCCATAAGTCTCTCCTAGCTCGTAACAAAGGTGATGTCGAGGGACACGTTTTCCGATACAGGAATCGTAGGGTTCGGTGGTATGACTCTCCGCAACCAAAACGAAACCATCTTGTTCGGCAGTATGGTACCCCAAGACAGCGACGTACCCCACAGTACGCCGCCGAGCTTGCCGGTGGGGTCGTACCGGTTGACAAGCTGAATTTCTACGTCCACGGTCGTTCCGTCACTACTTTGCGTCATATCAGTCGGGAAGTAGTGAAACTTCGGAGCATAGTTGCCGTTCCGTCCTACTAACTGCTCGCGAGGAAACAAGGCACTCAAGCTCGTACTGTAGGGAGCGCAGCCTATGGTCGGGTTGAGGTACCCAAAGTTCAGCGCGTCTATCCTTGGCGTGGCGTACTGCGATACTGGATTGAACGTAGAACCGATGGTGACATCGCTCGCCGCCGTGTCTTGCGTTAGCACCATAACGATGTCTACAAGCGTGCTGCTTGTCTCGTTGACAAGGTATAGCGCACGGTATTCGGTAACCCCGTTCGTTATCTCGTTGCCTGCGGGAGCGCCGAAAAGAGAGTTCAGCGTATTGGCGATGGTGATGGACTGGCTCTGGTCCGACCCCGGAAGACTGGTTACATACAGTCTGAGGTAGCCTGTGTCTGTCTTTCCGACCGCCGCCCACCCTGTTCCGCCGAGAACAACCGTCGAGGACACACCTAGCGGATTGAGCCACGTTACCGACTGATTCGATGCCGTGTAACTCAGCGTACCCGACCCTGTAGGGTTACGGGCAGCATGAGTAATCGCGATGCCGGGGATGGACGACGTTGTGTATGACTGACTTGCGATGTACTTGGCGTTGGCGACTTGCGATACCGGCCCCCCGACGCTGTTCAGCGGACTGCTATTAGCTGCGCCACCGGAGTAGACAAGAGCAAGCGCTGACGACTGACGGGCCATTTGAAATCGATTTCACTAGACCGTAACCGCAACGCCAATGATGCATCGGTTAGCCGTGATGTTTCCGACAGTCTCGGCGTCCACCGTCCTGCGCTGCCACAAGGCGATAGACTCTCCTGCGGCCAGAGTACCAATCGTCAAACCGGTGCCGTAAGTCAACGGCCGGGAGAACGTGACGCCCGCAGGAGCGCTGTTTTCGTTGCCGACAGTTGTCGCTACGCCTGTGGTCGAGCCGTTGCCGATCCCCGCCGGATCAAGACCAATGTCGATTTCGTCAGGACCGGTAGTCAGTTGCTTGATCCAGACCTTTGTTCCGGTAGCCGCGATAGAGCCGTGGACATTCTTGATGTAGATGCAGCGGTAGTTGATGCTGCCTACTAGAGAGTCTGCCGCCGATACTGAGTCGAAGACGTTCTGCGAAGCGTTCGCGATTGTCACAGAATCCTGCTTGTATACCGCCGCGAGGCTGGCATACACGACATCAAGAACCAACAAGCCATCGCCACCGCCGACCGTGTACGTACCGTTGACCGTCACACCGCTAGTCTGGTAGATGGTCGCGCTTCCCGGCGGTTGCCACGCCAAGGTGTTCGTGGCGGGCGTCCAAGACAGGATGCCGACACCCTGCGCGTTGTTCGTCGCGGACGAGATTGTGACGCCGGTCACATTTACGAGCGCACTGGTAGTCTGCGAGAGAACACGCTGAGACGAAATGATCCCGCCAAGGCTGGCTTGCGGGTTTGTGTTCCCTGCGCCACCGGAAAGGTAGAACCGAATGCTATCGACGTTGAACGACATGTGCGCTCCTAGCAAGTACCAACTGGGTAAAACTTCTCACCGTACCCGACAACTGTCTCAGGCTTCCCCGCCTTAACCATGTCCGATACTACCACGTACTCCCCTTCCTTCTCAGGATTCGGCACTTCCATGCTGAAGCCGACCTCCTCTAGATCGGTGACTACGCCATTGCCCTTGCAAAGAGTTAAAGTCCCCCACAGAAGCTCCGGGATGGTAGGCCAATTGAGAGCGTAGTTCCCGGTCGTGTCGCCCGCATAGAAGGTTTTATTCCCCGGTACCTGTACTGCCCCGGTGTGGTTGTCGCTCGGCCACTTTCCTTCGTAGGAGGTACGATTAAGCGTCACGTTGATCGTCTGCGGCCACGTGTCCATATCCGCCCAATCCCAACCCGCGTCGGCTACACCAGACGAAGTGCTGCGGTAGGAGTAGTACGGAGTCCACGTGCTTATGTCTGACCGGTAAAGTTGCGTCTTCTGGTCTATGACAAGCTCGGCGTTGCTGCTGGTATGTTCATGGAGCAAGCCATACCGAAAGTTGTGCAAGGCCATGATCGTCAGTTGACGGATGTCGAACAGACCTCGAAAGTAAAGACTGAGAAACCCGAAATAGTAGAGCCACGGATCGGCTGGGTCCTCTGGCAAACTCTGCCATTCCGACTTAGAACCAGACTTGTAGCTGTGTAGCTGGATACCGTCCTGCTCGTCATTCGTTTCCGGCCCCCAGTACAGAACAATCTCTTCATCGAAGTCGATCCACTTCGTCGCTTCGTGATCGCCTTCTGTCGGAACGTAGTCCGGGTCGAGATACCAGTATTCGAAGTAGTTGTGCCAGTACGGACCGACACGAAGGTCTCGATTCGAAATGTTCTGGTTTTGGTTGTTCACGAAAACGGTATAGTCGGCCGGATCGGTACCCTTCGTGAAGTACTGAACCTGACTGCGGTAGATGCGGTACTTGATCTTTCCGTAGTACAGCGTGTTGCCTTTGTAGTCCGCGAACACGTACTGCTGCCCAAGCATCGACAAGAGAACCTTCACGTGGTCTTCCTGCCAATCATGCGTAAAGCCTTCGTGGTCAGTCGATTGGTACGTGGGGTGAATCTTGGTGATTGTTTCGGTGTACTGGATCGGCTGCGAGTTACCGACATTCGTGAAGCCGATCCCGCCATCCGCGCTCAGCGAGACACGATAGCGGTCGAACTTGCTTTCCTTTAGGTTTTCGTACCCGTTGTTGAAATCAACCGGCACGCGCCGTAGGCATACCGCCTCCATCCCGTTCTCGCTGAAGAACCACGGAGTCTCTGCCGGATAGGCTTCGCCTTGTCGAGGGACGGTCCCCATCACAACCCACCCGCTATCCGTGACGCCGTACGAGTAGTACCGCATCTCGTACTCACGAACTTCGTCCGTCATCTTGTCGGGTGCGATGCGTTTGTAGTCCCAGCGCTTGCGTAGAAAGACATCGTTGCTGCCGTCGCGAATCACCGCGACCAGAAACCGCTGTTGCGTGGTTTGTGTCGTTGCGGGGTCGTACCAGTCCATCATCGCTACTGCCGCCCCGGTGACGGGTCCGGGAGCGACAGCCGCGTACCCGCCGCAGTAGTAGATTTCGTTGTGCGCGGAGGACGACCCGTACTCAAACCCCTCCTCTCTGAAGTAGCGAAGCTTCGGGCCGTTGTAACTCAGGACACGCCGCCCTTTGTTCGGCTTTAGCTGATCGACAAGCGCCCCCCACCAAGTAATGTTGCCGCTCTTCTGAAAGTGCTTGGTGGCGGATGTCTTGTACTCAGTGCCTTTTTTTCGTACTAAGACACGCTCATACGGACCGCCCGGAGTTCCGGGTTCTATACGAACAGGAGGAGTCTGCGTGACATCCTCTCGCGGCTCGCCCCAGCCGTCCGGGTACGCCGTTGAAAACGGTTTCAAATACACGCCCTTGCCGCTAGGCGAGTCGTACCCTAAAGGAATGCTGAAAGGAGAAAGCAGCATGTTATGACAGAGGTTGTCCGGGTACGTCAGCGAGGTCTTGGTTGAATTTGTTCTTTGCTGCCTGCCCTAGTGCTAGGCGCGAGGCGTCAAGATTGGCGTTCTTGATGGTTGTCTGAATCAGAGGGACATCGCTCGTCCCAACCTTCGCGCGGATTTGCGTACCGTCACGAACGATAGGCCCTCCGGTCTTTCGGTCGGAGTCCATGGGTGATTCGGTCTCAAACTCAAACATGATCATCTCGCCCCGGCCGTTCACCATGAAGACCGCGTGAACCATCTGCATATCGAGTTGCGCACCGCCGTAGGTGTCTGGTACCTGACCGGCTTGGTACAACCCTTCGTCGGTGACGCTGACCGTCGAAATCACCCGCTCATATTCGAAGTGCCGATTGTAGAAGTCTTGCTTTCCGTTACCCGTAGTAGTAGGAGGTTTCTTCTTGCTCATAGCACACCGCCCTTGCCCGGAGGAGAGATAGCGTGACTGGTGACTCGACCGAGAGTGTCAGTCGCAACAACCATCGCGTCCATGTACCACTGCGTTTTCGGATCGAAGTTGAACAACACATCGAACAGGTAGTACTCAGACGTATAGCCGACATGCGCAAAGGTGTAGCACGGAACCGTGTTATTGCCTAGCGTGGTAGTGGCTACTATCTCATCCGGCCGAACCATGCGCGACCCTTGCGCAAGACGATACGTGTTGCGGCTTGTCCACACGACTTCGTTGACCCACTCTCCGGGTCCACGAAACATTACCGAAATGTCTTCAGAGAACAGAGAAAGAGCGTTCGCGCTGGTGTTGTAGATGCTGACCGCGCCTGCTGGTGGGTAGTCAAGACTCTCCGACTGCGACCCGGAAAACGTCTTTGCCTCAGAACAGCTTCTCTCGCCTTGGCCTACCACCGACGTACTGACGGCGCAATTGACACCCATCAAGGTGACCGGGACGCGCGGGTACACCCGAACTCGACAACCGCAGTACAACGTGATCGACTGCCCGCCGATGACAACGGTTTGGGGCATCAAGGTAAAACCGAGAGGGGTATTGTTAGCGTTGAAGTAAAACGGGTAGATACCTTGAGGGATGGCAGAGTCAACCTCTATCTTCAACCCTGTCGGTTCGTAGTTGTTGAACTGCGCGGTTTGAGAAAACCCTTCGTTATCTTGGCTGCAAGGAGGACCGGAGACCTCCAAAGCTGCGGTCTCCCACTCATCGGCAGTGGCTACAAGGTAGGCGGGATCGTAGGTAGGCTGCGAGGTATCTGGTTCGCCCCCGCCAACAACGATGGTCTGCGCTGCCTTGCACGGCGAATCTCCGTGACCAACGACATACCTATCGTAGTAGGAAGTGTAGGTGACCTTTACGATGCCAAACGCCTCTTGGTCAAGTACCAAAGAGTTTGACTTAGCCTCAAAGACCACAGAGGGCTTGGCATTGAAAAACTTGGCATCGGATACCGCTACCGAACCTGTCGGGTAGTAGCGTAGGGGAGAAGAGGCAGTCCCGTTGAAGGACACGTACTCGTTGACTTTCTTGGGGATGTTGGTCCCGATCTTCCGCGCCGTCCCCATTACGGCAGTGACGGTTGCCGCCGCCACTGTCGGAAAGACACGTACGTACGATGTCCCTTTCTCAGGAACCAGAGACGGAGAGTCGTCCGTCTCTAGAACTAGCTGCTTTCCTGCAACGCCATGCCGATAACCTACTTCGGCAGAGGTTTTCATGTCGGCCATGCGTCACCCATAAGTAGAAAAGCCAGCCCGCGTACGCGGGTAGCACTAGACTACGCCGGGTACGCTAGCTGGCTTTGCAGTGAGATTACGCGGACTCGCCGTCGATCCCGACGATAACCTTGTCGCCCGACAGAGATGCCGCCCCGGCCGGTACGACGCGCTTGTACCACACCGGAATCGACGCCGGATGGGTAGTAAACGTCATCGTCGTTCCGGTCTGCGGAGAGTTCCACCCCAGACGGTTGATGGTGAAGTACGGCTTCGTGAAGCTCGGATTGTTAGGCGCGATGTCGCTGGAGATGTTGAACGAACCCAGCGAGCCAATCGTGTTGCCGACAACCGTGCAAGCACTGGCTGACGTAAACGTCAGGGTCCAGTTCTGCTCAATGCTGCCGATACTGTCCGTGTCAATCGGGTAGGTGGTGTGATCGTAGGAACCGCCGCCGCTCACGACCGGTGTCGTGGCCGACGCGGAAACATCACCCGCCGCATAGACCGACGAGATGTAAGTGTTCGTGGCGCTGTACGCGTTGGACAGTCCTGCCGTAAGCGTCAGCGTGATAACGTTGCCTGCCGCCGACACACCGCCCGCGTCAATGGTTCGGTACTCCTCCGTGCCGCCGACATCGTTGACGCTCGTCTTGTTGCTGATACGAACGACCATGCCTGCCGCGAAAATCGGAGAAACCGCCCAGTTCTCGACAAGAACATCGACCGTCACCGCTGCGGCCAGAACGTCTGCGTTCAGCTTACCCGCGCCGTACAGTTGTGCCGGGGTGCCGATACCAGACTGCGTATCCGTTTGAGTGCCGGGGAAGATGACTACGTGATCGTCGCCCGGAGTCGGTGCGGTCACAAACACCTTCGCAGCGATAAGCTCCAGATCGTCGTCGTTGGCGACATGGATGAACGCCTTGCGGTACTTCGTGCTGCCCGCCGTCCGCTCCGACTGCGGAACGTCCGGGAAAAGGTTGTTCTTGACGCCAGAAGTGATAGCGGTAGCAGTCATCCTGCCGCCGTTAGTTCCGGCATCGCTGGACTCGGCAGATTTGCGCCAAATCAGTTCATTAGCGACAATGCTCATAGGTCTCTCCTTAAACGGTAATAAGCTTCATCTTGAAGGTGAAATACTCCCCGGTATCTGCCAAGGTCCGAGGAATCAGCGGTGTAGCCTCAAATGCCGGGGCGTCTTCGTGCCGGAACATGACACTAAAACTTACGACGCTTAAGTTTAGCAGATATTGTGCGCCGGGGACAGAAGCTAACTGATACAGCTTTTCAATCGTCGCTTTTGTCTGCCAGCCTTGGTCTGGAAGAGATTCTAGAGTCACCGGAACCGCCTTGTACAGCTTCGCGTGGTAGAAGACAGGAAGTCCCCCAAGAGTCCTGACGACCTTCTGGGAGACCTCCTGCGAAGTCCATCTGTCCGTCCAGACGAACCCGCCGCGTAGCTCTACATCGCTGAGGTAATACGCCATGCTTAGGTACCTTTTTCGAAGTTACGCAGGATTCCGACAAACGCCTTGGCCTGCTCCCGTTCAGCAAAGATTGTCGCTCGCTTCCCGCCTAAAGACAAGTTGATGTCAACTACGTCGCGCACGGTAGCGGTCTTGCTTCCGCCAGTGAAATCGTTTGCAATTCCGGAGAAGCTTGAACGGGCTGAAACCGGACCGCCCGCCGCGAAGCGAGGAACGCCCACGTTGTTGAGAAAGTTCAACGACACGCCACTCCGCGCGGCCGTCTGCAACCGGCGGAAGAATCTTGGACCGAACGCAGCCGTGGTGAAGGCGTCTATGACGTACTCCCCGTTCGACAGTCTCGCTAGTATTGAGTCGCTTGTGCCAGTACCCGGCCCGGAGATTGCACCGCCGCCTGCGTGACGACGAATCCACGGATCGATAAACCCGCCGCGAGCGAAACTTAGAATCTGGGAGCTAAGGTTTATGGCGTCCCCAACCAAACCCCCTCTCGCAAACTTCGTCGTCTTAACCTGCACCGTGGCGTTAGGCGACTCAATGTCTGTAATCTTCAGAGTACCTTCCACGACAGGGCTAACTGACTCCTCAATCTGCCTTCTGTAGGCATCCGAGCCTGATTGGCTAAGTGTCGGATTGACGATAAGAGGCTGCGCGGTGTTCGCCTGCTCAAGCGCCGCCTTAGTACCGGCCAAGAACCCAGCCTGTACTTCCTTAGCAAGCCCTTCCTGCACCCCGTCAAGCTTGATCTGCGCCTTCATATCAAGCTTCAAGTTGCCGAGCGAGTTCGCCGCCGCTTTCGCAGACTCAGCAATAGCATCGAAGTTGATAGAGGAGGGGTTGATTAACCCATTGTTGGTTTTTGCTTTGATTTCATCAACAACAGTACTAAACTGCTGCGAAGACGCTAACAGGCGCGACATCGCGGCGGCTGCTGCCTCTGGGGCTGCACCCATAGCCTGAGAAAGCTGAGCAAAACGACCAAACGCTGCTTGCGACTGCGCATCGTAGGTGTTCGCTATCGCACCGAACGTGTTGGCGATAGCGTCGTACGCCCCCTTGATCTTGTCGGAGTCTTGCAGCATGGCGGTGCCAAGCGTCTCCGAGACGTTTTGTACACCCTCCGTGATGCGATTAAGCTCTTGCTGCGACAGAAGAAGCTCCCCGCCAATCGGTTCAACCTGCGACAGTTTCTCTACGGTCCCCTCAAGCAGAGAGTAGGTAGAGCGCAGCTTATCGATAGCGTCCTGCCGACGTTCGATAGCGCCTAGCCGTTTATCGACCGGGGCTTTCTCGTCAGCAATGACCTTGTTCGCTTCTTCGACCGTTTTCTTGTAGTGATCGACCTTCTTGATCAACTCGTCATACTGCTTCAACTCGTTCTGAACAGCGCGACGTTGCTTCTGGATATCGAGTCGGTCAGCCTCAAGCTGCTTGATCTTGTTGTACTTCTCCTCCAACTCAAACATGGCCTGCTGTTCGGCAGAGTATTGCTGCTGCTTCTGCGCGAACACACGCACGCCGCCCGCTTCCTGCTCAGCAAGAATACGGTTCTGGATGGCAAACTTCTGCTCCAGCAAAGCCCTTTCGACATCGTACTCTGTCTGGATGTCCCGCAGACGTTGACGAGATGCTTCTTCGTCCTGCCGGTTGGCAATCTGGTCCGCCGCCTTTTTGCGGGTGGCTTGGTAGGCCGTGCTGATCTTGTCAATGAACGCTATCGTGTTTTTCGACAGACGCTCTACCTCGCCCGCAACCTGAGTCGCGTAGTTCTTCGCCCGTTCTGCATTAGTAGCGGCTAGCGCCTGCCAGCTACGGTACATCTCACTGATGCGGCGCGTAACCTCGCGCGTCACGCCTGCCTGTACGATGTTGTCTGCGGTAATCATCTGAACGCGACGACCGGCAAACTGCTGCGTAGTGGCGTATACCTGCTGCATCTGAGCCACAAGCTGCTCAACAGCGGGCAAGTCCCTAGTCTGGCCCAGACGGATAAGTTGATCCGCAAGCGTTCTGCCGCTCTGCGAAGCCAAAGCCATAGACTGAGTGAGCTTTTGGTTGGCCTTTTCAACCTCCTCCAGTGCGTCAGCCGTTTTCTGCGCGTCTGCCTGTAGCTGCTGATAGGCTGCGGAGTTCTGGGCCGAAGTACCGGTATCTCTCTCGAAAGACAGCGCCTTATTCTGCGTCTCTAGCTGCTTCTTAAGCCTATCGACTTCCTTGAGATTAGAAAGAAACTGCTGCACAACGGACAGACTGCGCGTGCCGTTGCGTTCGAAAGAACCAAAAAAGGCATCTGCTTCGCCCTGCGACAAGCCCTCAACCAAGAGGTTCTTCAGCGCAGCATTCAAACCGGTAAGGGTTTTAGTAGACTGACTGCCTAGCTCTTGGTTGGCTTGCTTGAGGCTATTAACCTCGGCTTCAAGCAGGATTACCTCGCTCCTCGCCTTTACTGCGGCAGCCGAAGCAGGGTTCTTTTGGGCCTCTTCGTTGTACCGTTTCTGGGCATTGATGAGGTTTTCTGTAGCCTCCTGCAACCGCACGCTGTTCAGGGATATCGCCCCCTGCATCTGATTGAAGCGTGACATACCAGAGACAATAGCGTCAAACCCTTGCGCGAAGTTCTTGTTAGCCGCAGACGGGTCGTCAACATTGAAAGTGAGTTCTTTCGCCGCTCGACCGGCATCCATAAGCAGCGCCACAGTAATCTGCGCTTGCTTGTTGAACTTGCCCGCCTCTAGGTTAGCTCCCTCGTACGCCTTTTTGATTTCGGCTTCTTTGGTCGCACGTTCCTGTTTCTGGAATTCCGTCTCAAGGAACTTAGGCGGCTCCATCCCCATGTACTTGTAGGCTTTCTGGATCGACAGGGCAAGCCTATCCCACACGCCAATTGCCTTCAGTACCTCAACAACCATTTCTCCGATGAAGTAAAGGCTGATCAACTTCAACGGGAGGGAGATGACCGCCCGCATCGCTTTGCCGAGAAGACCAAACGCCGCCGCTACACCGACAAGCGCTTTCGATGTCTTGGTAGAAGCATCCTGCCATGCCTTAGTAAAGCCAGTGGCCGAAAGCGCCGCCGCGCCCGCCCAATCAACAATCGCGGAGAACCCCTGCCTAACCCCGGCACCAAGCCCGCTTACGCCCGCCTGCAACGCTTTGCCTACACCGGATAGTGCGGTGCTGAGAGCCGCCAACAACCCGCCGCCGACTTCATTCAGGCTGTTGCCGACTTTCGGCAGAACTACCTTGAGGTCGGGGATACGAATCGACGCTAGCTGCGTCTTTACGCGGCCTGCCGCCGCAAGGATGAGGTTAAGCTGGCTGACGGTGCGTGCCGAAGCCGTGGCAGCGTTGGTTACAAGGGCTGTAAAGCCATTGCGGAACGCGGTCGCCGTCCCGGCCGAAGACTGCTGCGCGGAGGCTACAAGTCCTGCCCAGCGAGCCTTGACCGCCGCTACCGTTAGACCGGCATTTGAAATCGTTTGCAAAAACCCGACTCGCGCCCCGGCCGAAAAACTCGACGCAAACGCATTACCCGCCGACGCGGCTCCTGCGGCAATCTTCTGACGCAAACGATTGAATTGGCCCGCAAGGGTCATATCGTCCAGCTTGATCTGAACCCTAGCGGCTCGCGCGGTAAGCGCGTTGATGACGTTCTGGTAGCGCGAAGCCTGCGCTTGCAGAAGTTGGTACTGAGCCAACTGCGCCTGAAGGTAGTTCAGGTTGCTTCTCGCCCCGCGCGTACTCGCCCCGGCAGCAACAGCGGCGTTGTACCTAACCTGCGCCGCGTTGATCGCATTCTGCATAGCAAGAATGCGCTGCTGTGCATCCGTGATATTCCGGAACGGCGTCATGCGGTTGCTGGAAAACAGCGCCGCAATCTGGCCTTGCGTAGTAGCAAGCCGCCCGCCGAGCGTAGCGAGTGCTGTCTCGGTCTGGTTCCGGACAGCGATAAGCCTGCCAGAGGCGGTAGAGAAGCCGGAAACCGCCGCTTGGATTCCGACCACGGCATTACGGAAATAGCCGCCGGAACGCTGCGCAGCTTCCCCTACGCTATTTAGCCCGTCGCCTGCCTGCTTCGCTTTCTGTACGGTACCGAACAACGCCCCACCAAGAGCGTTAAGGCCCGGAATCGCCACAATAGCTGTGGCTCCAATAGACTTCAGAAGACTGATGAGGCCCTTGATGGCCCCCAACGTGGCGAGCAACGCGCTGAACTTGAGGATAGCGCCGAAGTCGATTCCTGACCCGCGCATTCCGGACAGAAGCTCACGCAACTCCTTAAAGGCGTCGATAACGGTGTAGATCGCTTCAAGGATGTCTTGCGCTGCCCGCTTGATACTGTCCGCGTTGACAGGGTTCTGAAGCGACTTCGAAATCTCGTCTAAGCCTCTGCTGAGAGGAGCGAGGAACACATCCCCCGCCGCCATAGCAAGACTCTTGATGTTGTTCAGGAAGATGACCCACTGAGCGTTGAGACCCGCGAGCATCGTCCGCTGTTCTTTCTCAGCGGAGTCTCCAACACGAAACGCTCTCTCTGCCGCGTTAGTAAGCCTAGCGAGGACGTTTGCCTCTTTTGCCGCCTCGCGAATAGCGTCTACACGATCCTTTAGTGCTTTGACTTCTTCTTCGCTTGCTGCAACACGGCCCTCTTGGATAGCGGCTAGTTCTTGCTCTGCCTTCGTTGCGTCTTCAATAACTGCGAGTTCGCGCCTGCGCTGGTTTTGCAGCTTGGTGACGGCTTCGAACAAACGGCCTTCCCCGGTCAGCCTGCCCTTAATCTCAGAGGCAGTCTGGAGAGGTAGTTTGTTCAACGCATCGATGTACGCATTGAGGGCGGCAATGCCGTCCTTGGCGACAAGATCAACCCACGCCTGCGTTGTCGGGATTGTGTCGCTTTTGACAAGCGAAGCAAATTCCGAGGCGTTCGATTTGAAGTCAGCGAAAATCTTGGTAAGCGTGGTGCCTGCGGTCTCTGCGGTAAGACCGAGGTCAATCATCGTAGCCGACAGGGCGGTAGCCTGCGGCATGGTGACCGACCCGCCAAGGTTACCGATCCGGCGAACAACGTCGAATAGTTGGTCCGCCGTAGCGTTCGACACGTTCGACACTTCATTGAGTGCCGACATCGCGTTACGGAACTGATTGGGCGGGATGTTGAAGATGTTTATCAGCTTCCCGAACGAAGCGACAACCTCTTCCGCCGACAAATCAAGGGCGCTGACGGCCGTAGCGACCGTCTTGGTGAACTCGACTAGCGCCTGCGGACCGGCCGAACCAAGACCGATCTGCCCACCCATGGTGGCGATCTTTGCCAGATCAACCGCCGTGATGTTGACTTGCTTGGAAAGGTCAACCAACCCTTCCTTCAGCACCCCTAGTTTGTCGCGCGAAAACTCCGTCGTCTTCGCGGCATTCAGAAGTTCTTTCTGAAACTTAGCAGATTCAGCAATAGGAAAGCCAAACGCCGCAATAGCCGTGAAGGCGGAAGAAACCGCCCCCACGAAACGGATAACGCCGGATTCGATTCGTTTCAGTTCTTGGGAAAGACCGTCTCTCCCTTCAATCTGAACGAGTAGCTTTGCGTCGGACATCGTATTCCCCTTGGGTAACTTCTTCCAGTGCCTCCCTGTACTCCTTCACCGAACTACCCTTGGAGAACAAATCGGCTATCGCAGCCGTAGTATCCGCAATGTACGAGAGACGACGCCTTGCGTCTAGGCGATGCGCCGTCTCCACGTACAGGTTGAAAGCATCGATAGGTAGGTCGTAGACATGCTCAAGCTGAAAGCCGCTGCCAACCAACAACACGACGCTCTCGGCAAGAAGCTCTCCCGAACGCTTCTTTAGCTTTGCTCGTCGGTGCGCAGGAGTCGAAGGCTCGGAAGTACCTTCGTCGTAAAAAAATCTTGATTCAGCGCGATGATGGCTTGAATGACAAGCACGCTTTCGTCGGTGTCAAGGTCAAGCAACTCATCTTCCGACAACGAACACAGCTTCGATGACAAGCTGATGATCTTCTCAAAGTGCTTTGAAATCAATTTCAAAATCAAGGTCGGACTTTGCAGGTTAACGGACGGGAGGTTGTCACCCGTCAACTGCAACTCCTCAAAAACCTCCGCAATGAACTCCATGACGGGTTTCATTGTGCGAAGGGTTACCTTCTTGATCATGACCTCTTTCTGAGTGGACGGAAGAGTCACCTTTCCTTCCGCGAAGAGGACTTTCAGAACATCACCAACTTCACTCATTGCCTTTCTCCTTTACACCTTTTTACGACGCTGACGATACTTTACCGGGATTTCTGACTTCGTGACCTGTGTGTAAGTCTCATCGATCTGCGCGATTGTAGCAGCGGGAGGGACCTGTGGGGTGATCGTCTGCGCCTTCACCGGTCTCGCTGCGTTTTCCTTAACAAGGAAGTCAAGTTGCTCCTGTGTAACGAGTGCTTCGTCCCCCGGAAGGTAGACTTTGCCACTGATTTCACAACGACTATGGATGTAGACTCGCTTCATTTCAGACCCTCCAAACAAGAGAAGCCCCCGAAGGGGCTTCCCAAGAACCGACCTAGTGCCGGTTACGTGACATTGACCTGACGGAAGAACTTGCTGCCCGTCGTGCGGAGCGCGTCGGAGAGCAGAGCGCCGCGCATCGTCACCGAACCAAGCTCTTCGTTGAGCAGAGCGTAGCCGGTCAGCGGGTCGAACTGCGCCTTGAACAGATCGACAATGACGCGCTTGTTGTCCACGGTGTTGATGCCTTCAAACCGCAGCCAACGCTCAGGAGCCGCCGCCGTCATGAACGCGTCAACCTTCGTGTGAGCCGCGTAGGTGTAGTCAACTTCGATGCTCGTCGCCGCTGACGCAGCCGCAGTAACGATGTCGCCGCCCGCCGACAGGATGATGACGCCGTTCGCGGCATCAACCGTGTAATCGTCAGTGACAACGTACGTCGGGGTGCCGCTCGGACCCTTGACCGTGACTGCCGAAACGGCAGGACGCTGAAGCGGGAAGCGCATACCGGCCGGGGTAGCCTGCGGAATGGCGATGACCTCGGCCGTCGCCGTGGAGCCAGCAACCGTAGCTTTGGTACCCCAGAGGCCCAGCGCGAGGTTGTCGAGGTTCATGTTTTCCAGACGAAACTCGAACGTGCCTTTCTTCTCCTGAATGATCGTCAGGTCGATAAGGCGCGAACCGGACTCGGACTCCTTGTGTTCGAACTTCGTGGTTTCGATGTTCAGAGTCAGTTCCGGAACGTTGCCGATGGCAATGAAGCCTTTCGGTGCGCCAGTGGTGGCATCGCGCTCAGCAATGTAGAGGCTGCCTTGGCCGGAGTAGTAGTAGTTCATGAAGCTTGCTCCTTACGAGAAGTTAAAGTTGCCGACAATAGGCAGCGTTGTCTGCCACACTTGCGAGTAGAAGACTACACCATCACCTGACACTTCTGTTTCTGGCCTTTCACCAACGAATCGCCACGGCCTAGTATTCGCTCCCTTTAGACCAAGCACGACGGAGCGAACTTGATCTAAAAGGTCGAACGCCTGCTGCTTCGTGTCGTCCTGACCAGTATACCTGTATTGAACTGCCACCACAATGACGAACTGCACGGTAATCAACGCTGCCGCATGAACGCTCGTCTTCGGGGTGGCTTCGCTTAAGGGTTCCGCCCCGTCGTACGACACCCCCACACAAGGGAGAGTCTGCGCCGATGCGGTCGCGCCCAGATCGTCAACGCTGAAAACCGAAAACCCATTCGCAGAGAAAGCCGGGACCGTCCTAACGGCGGTCAGCAACTCCGTCTCAAGTTCGGAAATCTTAGCGAGGGCCATTATGACACCGCCAGCGCACGCTTGAGTTGCTGTTTCATAAACTGCGCCACTAGAACCCTGTCTGAGGCCGACAAACCAATGAAGCGACGCTGCGGTATGCCGTTCTGCCCCAACTGGTGAACCCTGCCGTACACGGCGGTATCAACCTGCCGAGAATACCTACCCGCCGCGCTGCGCTCCATCCGTTTCTTGGACTTGATCCCGATCCGAAACCCCGCTCCTGTCGGAGAAGCAAAACCAGTCGCCTCCCCACCTTCGATCACCCCGATAGCGTCGTAGAGGCTACCGGTCTGGTAGAGAAGCCTGCGACCCTTACGGGAACGCTTGTTAAGAGGCTTCCAAGGCTTACCGCTAGGGTCTACTTGCTGGCGGAAGCGCTTCTTCATCTCGCGTATCAGTAAGGCTCCAAGTCCCTTCTGGCTAAGGACAAACTTGGGTACGTTCTGCCCGACCCGCGCCAGCTTCGCCCTGAGTTCCGTAGCCCCCAGAACCTTGACCTTGACGATGCTACTCACTTGCGATTTCCGTAAGGCTAGGCCAAATAACCGTGCCGCGCGGGCGCTGTAGCCGCTCGACCGCCCTGCTGCCCTTCAGAGAATAACCATGTACGGCTACTTGGGCAGTAAAGCGTGCTTTCTCTTTCGCCACGTTTGCCGGATTCAGCATCATGAACTCCGCAGCAAGCGCAATGTGCGCCTGTACCAAGGAGTCCGGGATGTCGGCAAACGTGCCGTCTGTGTTTACCTCCAGACCATGACTGTAGGTGATGGCAACAGTGCGAGAACCGGCGAGGAAGGTAGCACTAGGCCAGACAACCCCAATCACGCTCTCGACAACGTAGCCGCCAGAAAACGCAGTGCCGGTGGTCGAAGTAAGAGGGGCGTAGTCCGACGAGTACTTGATAGTCACCGGCTCAGCGACGAAGACAAAACCGCTGCTCAGGCGAAGACGGGGGTTGGTAACTTCGTCGCTGGAAAGATCGAAGTAGTCGGTGCGAGTGCCGAAAACCAGATCGGACTCAATTCTGGCTTCCAGATCGGGGAAGGTAGCGTCTAGCGCCGCCCCTGCTACGGCGAGCGATCCTGCGGATTGTTGAATACCGAGAACCGTCAAGACAGTTTCAGGGGCGGCTAGACGCATGCTCAAGCCTCGGCGCGTTGACGGCGGACACCCTTACGAGCGCCTGCCTTGTCGGCGGACGAACCATCCACAACTTCGAAGTAGTTGTGTTCGTTGTTCAGAGCGTCGAAATACGACTCCTTCAACAGAGTCTCGGCCTGCTCTTCCGTAACGTTGACTACTTCTCCGCGAGTGACAATGCGCTCACCCCCAAAGATAGCAGCGCATACGTACGTCCTGCCGTTCACCATCTTGAGCTTCATTACCTTCTCCTTTACCTACACCAGTGGGTTACCGCTTGTTGAACCAGAACAGGATGACTTGGTTGGTCGCGCCGCTCGACTTGATACCGCCCGTCGCCGTGCCGCCCGCCAGCGTTGCGCCCGAAACCGTGAACGTGTTACCGACTTCAGCGAGGGTGAGGGCGTTGCCGCCGGTCCCTTCCGCAACCGCAGTGATCGTAACGACGCTGCCGACAACGGAAGCAACGACTTGGGCAGTGCGGGCCGCTTCGCGAGCGTTGATCGCCGCCGCCAGATTCGCCGCCGTTGCATCGGTCGTACCGCCGATCTTGACCTTGTGGTACTCAGTCGGGGCGAGTACGGTGTTACCCGCAACGAGGGTGTACACCAGACCCGCGACCGTGCAAGTATGACCAGCGGTCGATGCGCCGACCGTGACCGTCCCCGACGCCCGAACATCGACAATCGACAGCGTGCTGGCAATGTCGGTGATCGTACCGGCGTTGTTGTTCAGCGCCGCGATGATGGTGTCTTCCGAGCGAATAGCCGCGAGGTCGATCTTGGTGTCCGCCAGCGCACCCGCCAACAGCGAAACGTTGAGACCTTGAAGCTCCTTGAGGATTGCAACAGCGGAGTCGGGTCCCGAACCTTGGAAACCCGCGCCGCCTGCGCCAAGCTGAGTATTTTGAACGAGAGACATTGCGAATCTCCTGTGAAATCGATTTCAACTCAAGGGTAAGGGGGCCGAAGCCCCCATCCCCGCATAGTCTCGGCCGAGAGACTAGATGTTCGTGTACTTGACGGTGGCGTCTTCCTCTTCGATCTGGAGCGCCACACGGGCGGTCAGAACGATGATGATTTCGCGCGAACGAATGTCCTTGTCCGTCTCGACTTGGAGTTGGCGCTGGATGCCGAAGATGAGGTTCTGCGGGTTGGTGAAGACGCCCACGTTGCCCGTACCTTGAGCAGCGATCATCGGAGCAGCTTCGACCGGAACGCCGTGGGCGAAGATCGGCCCGCCTTGCGTCAGCATCGAATCGCCGTAGCCGGTGGCACGCTCGGCAACCTTGCCACGATACTTGATCGTGTTGGCGACCGAAACGAAGTGCTTCATCGCGGCGACGTTGCGCAGGTACTTCTGCGGCATCGCCAGCATGCCAAGCTGGAACATCGACGGCGACACGCCCGCGTTGCTGTTGTTGACAACGTGCGAGGTCATCCGCTTCAGCCAGCCGTCTTGCAGGGCGAGGAACGCATCGCCCGACAGGGTGTCGGCATACAGCGCGAACTCTTCGAAGTCAATCGCCGCCCGCTCAGCGATGAGGCGCATGATGTGCGACTCAAAGCTTTCGCCTTCGATGTTGTCTTCCAGAACTTCGTACGGCAGACGAACTTCGGCCAGAACTTCTTTGGTCTGAAGCTGGATTTGCGAAGTCGTCGGCTTCGAACGATCCGCAGCCGCGAGGTAGCGGTTGTTGATGCCCGTCGCCGGATCATCGTACGGGGTCGAGCCTTGCGGCGCGGCCTTCAGGATACGGCTGGCGAAGCCGATCTTGTTGATCTTGCGCTCAGGGGCGTTCATCCGAACGACGCGCGACTGACGCAGCATCGTCGGTTGCTCCATCACCAGATCAATGAACTGGTTGGCTTGTTCGGCGTCGAGCAGACCGCCGTTTGCGTTCAGGTCGGCCAGAACAAGGTCAGCACGACGAGCGAGTTCTTGGTTGGAAAGCATGAGGGAAATCTCCTTACAAGTGATGGTTAAAGGCTTAGGCTCGCTTGCCGCCGCCGAACATGCCCACGAAAACGTCTTTGCGTGCCGTCTGCTTCGGATCGCCGCTGTCGTTGCGGACAACGGTGTTGCCTTCCAGACTTTGCACACGCTCGCCAACGCTCTTGACCGATTCGGCAACTGCTTTGACCGAATCCGCAAGGTCGGTGATCGAACGCTGCACCGTACGCAAGAGTTCACCAGAGGCGTCTTCGGCAGCAGGCTTCCCACCATCACCATCGGCTGCGCCGTCGCTGCGCTGCGTAGCCTCGCCAGCCGCAGGAGCGGTCAGCTTGGCCGACAGTTCAGCAATTTGTCCAGAGATGCCCGCCATAGCATCCCCAATCATCTTCTCGACATCCGCCCGCGTAATTGCTTCAGCGGCGGGAGTCGTCGTCCCTTCAGCCGTAGCCGTCGCTTCGGTATTGGCCGCAGCAGCAGCGTCGGTTGCGTCCTGACGCTCAGCCTTCTGGCCGTCTTGCCCCTTTGCCTTGCTCATAGAAATCTCCTTTTCAGGGATGGAACGGTTAGCAACTACGACCCGATCTGGCAGAGCGTCCATAAGGGTCCCAAGGAATGTAGCAAACTGCTCTGAAGCCGACGTAATCAATTCTTTTCGAATAGCGATGGGTAGGTCGCTGTAGAAAAGGATTGTTTCTGCAACCCGGTTGAGCGTACCAATCGCCTCGCTCGCTAGATTGCAAAACTCGACATCAGCCATTGTAGCAGTAAAGTCGAGTTGGCCCCAACCCCAATTTCCATACGCTGCGTCGTTGACCACCGTATAGAAAGTTTCTGGGATATCGGCCTCACCCGCCCGTACAACTACAAACTGTACACCGCTGTCTACCTCAATCCGCCGAGCTTCGCTGTCCGGGATAGCCTTCACCGTACGACGCACGACAGTTTGCTGGTCGTCATTTTCTAATGTCGAAGTCGAAATGTCAACTTGGTGACGCTTGCACCATTCGACAATATCGAGTTCGGCAGGAAAATAGTCTTTCGCAAACTGAATTTCGGACACAGCAACGTAGCCGGTGTCCGAGCGGGTTTTTGAAATCGGTTTCAATAACGAAACCGTCTTTCCTTTGCCGAGAGTAACCGTCATGGTGGACGACGGGTCGGCGTCAGAACAACGAACCCGTTTCTTTCCGTCCGGGTCTCTGGTGATGGTGGCGTCGGAAATGCCCCACGTGGCTAGCTCGCGGAGAATCTCTTCGTCTTCGTACTCGTCAGAAAACGTGAACGAGACTAGAAGTTCCGACCGGCGCACAGGCCGCTTGCGCGTGATGCGGGGGATTGTGACCTCCTCGCCTGCATCGTTGCGGACGACCTTGAAAGCGATTTGATTAGCCGGGACGCCTACCAGCGACAAGAAACGCGGCTTGACCATCTTGGTCACGTTGATGTCTTTCTCTACTTGAGTCATTTTCCGTCCTTGCCAGACACGATATTGTATCGATGTTTGTGGCCCGCCGCTTCCTCAGTCACCGTATGCGTCGAGATAACATGACTATGCCCGTTAACGTCATCGGTTCCGCCCGAAACAGGACGGTTGTTTTCATCCACCAACACCACGAAGGCATGGGTATGCCCGTCGTTGACATCTGGTTCAGTATACCCGCTTCGCACCCCGTCATCGTCCATCTGTAGGGTGGCCTCAAGAAAGCTGACAATGGCCTCGTACGAGTAGCCATTGATCCTTCCTTCAAGAACATCTTGCCAGATTTGCGGGTCAAGAATCTTCATGGCAACGACCCACGACCCCTCAATGAAGTCTGGGTCACCTTGCCGCGCGATGAACGACTCCACGACGTAAACTAACCCAGTGATGTCGTCATTGTCGTGGTCAATGTCGATGCCGTACCCGGACATCGCGAAGGCGTAGGCGGCGTCTTTGATCGCGTCCTTAGTCCAGTAGTCACCGAAGACATTTGGCGTCTCCGGGACAAGGACTTCGGCAAAGACGATCTGCTCCCACGCCTCGTCGTCGGCCCGACAGTGTAGCCGAATCGGATTAGTCTTCATGTCAGTACTGCATGTACGCGAGGACCGCTCCCGTACCGGCAGAACGACGCAGACGAACGAAGTTGAACTTGGCCCCCAGCGTAATCATCGAATTGTTGTTTGCGGAGGTCAGGTCCGGGTCGATGTGCTTCCAACCCAGCGCTAGGTCGATAGAGACCTCAAGCTTAACGGTGGTCGCCGCTGCGATACTGACGAGATGGATAGCCTCAATCAGCGAACCCCAGATGCTCTGATCCGTATCGATGAGGTAGAGGTTGCCGGTTGCCGGGGTAGTTGGCGTCCCCGCTACGGTGTAGGTGAAGGTGTTCTGAGTTGCCCCACCTACAGTGATTGCTCCGTTATACGCCGCTTGGTCCGCCCCGGCGATGGTGAGCGACTTGCCGTCAAGAAAGCCGTGATTCGCTTTCGTGACAGTCGCCGTCGATCCAGAACGAGTAATCGACTGGATGGCCCCGTTGTAAACGACACCGTTCGCCGTGTCATACGCCTTGACAACAGAACGCTTCCGCGCCTCGTACACAAACTCAATCATGGCTTACTCCTATCGCTATTGCTGTCCGTTTTCGGGCCGAGTGATACCTGTGTCGCCTTCTTCCTCAGTGTCTTTGATTTCCTCTGTCTTCTGCGCCTGCCCTGCCTGAGACGCAGTTCCGCGCGTGACAAAGAGGATCGGCTGATCCATCCACTCCTCGTACTCTTCCTGCCCCGGTTTCGGGTAAGCCGGAAGGTCAAGCTGCAACACGCGGTTGCCAAGCTCATTCGCCATACGAGGAGTAATCGCACCCATCGTGTTCAGCGCCGTGAGGGCTTTGACGATGCTGTCGCCGTTGGACATCATCGGAACACTGCTGGCGAGCCGACAAGTACGCAACCCAAGGCCAAGCTCGCCGCTTACCAGCCTCTTGTTGTAAACCTCATCAAAGACGTTGCGAAGAGGAAGGTAAACCTGCGTCTCCGCGATGAAGGCAGATACGTTGGCGGTCGCGAAGGTTACGTCCTGCGAGAGACCGACCGCGACAGGAGGAAGGCGGAAAGACGAACGGACCTTCGCTTGGTTCGCATCATCGTACTGGCTGAACAGACCATCGCTCTGACGCGCGTCGGTGAGCTTGTCAATCTTCAGGGTGACGGTGCTTCCTTTCTCGTCCAACCCCTCCCGCTCGGCCACGGCTTCGATGAGGATCATCTTGTTCTGACGATCCACACCTATGCCTTGCTTGAGCAGGATGTCCTTCAGTTCCTTGTACGATTGGCTAGTAAGACGCCCCCCGGCGACCGACAGGATCATGGGAGGGATGGTGTTGTCTTCGAAGTACCGGAGGTTGCACTCCTCCGCTTCCCGGCTCCCCAGAATCGACGGAAGCTGATTGATCCAGCGCGGAACGCCATACGGATCGTTGGAGTTCTGACGGACATGGATGACTTCGGTAGCGCGAATGGCGACAGGGCAGGTACCGTACTCGCCAGTCTCCATGTTCAGAACGCGCTGGTCCCCGAACTCCCGGAAGTACCGCGTCTTGCCGTTGACGATCTGCACGAAGCGACGAAACGTACGATATTCCTGTACGGTGGTGGTGCGCCGCCCGCGTGAAACCTCGTACTCAACAAGCTCTGGCTCTTGGTCTTTCGGGAGCAGCCGAGTGCTGAAGGCGGGCATGTGCCGCAGAAGCGAAATGCGACCCTTACGGTCGCGGATCGCCTCAAGAAAGCAGTAGCCGTAAGTCTCGTAGTCGTCAACCGCCTTGGTGTGTACCGAAGTCAGCGACTCTTCCGAGTTACAGGCGTCGATGAATGACTGAAGCTCTTCCCGCTCGGCGTCGTCTACCTCCACTGCGCGATCTGTAGGGGCAACCTCAAACCCCACCATACCGACGTTCGTGACCATAGCCGCGATACATTGCTTGAGCATATTGCTACGCTCAACACATTGGGCTAGAAACTGAGGGTTATACGGAGGAAGAAGTGCTGCCTTGCCTATACCGGTGGTGGTAAAAGCGTCTTCTTCAGTGATCTGGCGACTGGTGTCCGCGCGTTTCGTGCTACCAATCGTGAAAGACCGAACACTGATGTTTCGCTGGCGGACGCGATGGATTCGTTTGACAGTCATTAGCTCTCCTGCTTACCGTGGTAGACGTAGCCTTTCTGTATCAGAACATCGTTGATGTTGACCAAGGCATCGTCTTTCATCACGTAGAGGGTAACCATCCACCCGCCTTTGCCGTGTGAGTGTAGGTCGATTGAACACTTGTTTTTCAGTACAAGACCTTTCATGAAGTCTCGTACCTCTCCCGCCTCTGTGTCCTTCAAAGCGCGAAACGCGCTCGGCGTATCCACGCCTTTGAGGCGTGCGCGAACGCGTTTATACAATCCGTCCACGCCGAGATTCACTAAAAGGATAAGGTCATCCCCTGAGTGAACCTCCTCTACTTCTACTTCGTATCTCTTGTGGTTGTTTATCATACGCGTTCCGCTGCAAAAACGCTACACCAAATCGGATGAGCGAGTATAGCAACAAAACCCCGGACTGATAAACAGGCCGAGTGTATGAAATCGATTTCAATCGCGAATGGCTTTAGAAACCCAAGCAGGACGCGTTGGGGACTCCCAAAGTAGGGTGCCGCGAAGCTCCCGGAGGTAGAAGGCGAAGACCCTCCACGACTTCCGTCCGGGCATGTGCAGTACTTTGAGATAGGCGGGGGCTGAAGGCATAAGGCCGTGAGGCAGCGCTTTGCCTACGGCGTCTACAAAACTCTCATCAAAGTTGACATACGCGTAGCCTGTACCCTCCCAATCGGCCACGTGTACTACCCCGCTGAGTAGCGGGTGCTTCTTCGGCTTCCTAGCCGCTCGCAGCTTGTACTTCTTTAGCTCTTTCATGGCTAGGCAAGACTGATCGCTATGGCGACTCGCGCCTCGTCCTTGACCCTAACGTCCACGACGCCGGAAATCTGCCATGCAGCCTCCGCGACGGAGACCGGATCGGTATCCGATGGAGGGACAACGACAAACCGAATGTCCTTCTGCCAGTTGTGCTTGCTGTCTACGGCCCATGCCGGGGATTCGTACCCACGAACGATAGAAAGCCTTCTAAGCCCTGTTCGTAGTAGGAGACTATCGTAGACATCCCCCGCCCTATGAAACTTGCCTACAGCTCTCTGTGAAGGCTTGTTGGCATACCCCTCGGCTACCGCAATGTCCGAGTAGAGGAAGTCGGTCAAAACAGTGTACTTGCTGGTTCTGATGTGATGCAACTGCCTGCGTCCGCCCCCATGGTAGGTAGGGTACCCCGCGCCCTCCCAAGGCTCATGCAGGGTAAGGCTCGCTTTCTGGTTTAGGCGGAACCCTCGCGTGTTTGAGTACGTGATGAACTTCGGCTTGCGCTCACCTATGTACCTGTTTTCGTAGAGGGCGTGCCTGCACTTCCCGGAACAAACCTCGGCATCCCGCGATGCAACACAGATGTACGGAGACTCCGAGTACGTTATGACGCGAGATACCGGAAGGTGTTCATCGATCCAAAACGCACTATGGATTGGCGCATGCCCCTCATAGATGGCGTCATGCAGAACGATGTCGCATGCGGCCCCATGGTCCCATCGATGGTAGGACGGTTTGTTGGGGTCTTGGTACTTGACGATCTTCTTCGACAGGTCGGGGCTGATGTAGCCGTACGAGACCGACAGTCCGGAGGTCTTCAGTATTGGCTCAAGTACCTTCTGACTGAGTGTTTCGCCTTCTCTTAGCTTCTGTCCCTGAAAGTCCACGAAGACGTTTGGATAGCCGTGGGTGTATACCGAGTCACACCCCATGAAGTCCGACAACAGGAAGTGCTTAGACAGCCGAACTCTTGAAGGCGCGACGGATTGCCCGTCTACGAAGGTTTGCAAAGTTCACCCCTACCTGTACGTAAAGCATCTCTATCGTGCCGTTGTTGTGGATCACATCGTCCGCCATCGTAATGTCGATGCTGTTCTCGGACGCATGCGTATCGTTGTTCTCCCCCGGTCGATGTATCCACCAAACGGCACCGCCGACCAACGAACGAAAGAACTCAATCTCGTTTGGAAATCGTACATCCGGCACGACAATAAGGGAAGAACCAGCGTCCTGTAGTCTCCGAATCTTCCTGTCCGCAAGCTTGACCCAGATATCTCGGTCGATGATCTGACGCCCCCATTCTGTACCCAAGGTCTGCCACAGGACGCGAGGCGTGTAGCCCAAGACCTCTTCGACAGGACGCTCCTTGTTTTCCCGCTGTTCAAGGAACGCGGGATCAACTTCGAACATCGCGGCGATTGCCGCCTTAAGAGGGTCACCAAAGGCTACCCTCGTAAAGCCATACATCGAAATAAGGTGCGCGGCGACGGTATCCTTGCCTGCGCCCTTCAAACCAGCGAGACCGATGACGGTTGGCAAGACAGGGGCAATCGGGTCCATGGCTCTAGTTCAGGTTGACGACGCGAGAGGGAACACCGCCGGGGAGACTGCTGTGCTTGGAGCAGAACTCTTCCGGCTTGACGGGCGGGTGGAACGATACAGGCTGCGGCTGGACGCCTTGAATGCCCTGCGCCATGAGTAGCTGCACAGAGGGAGGATCGAAGTGACAATGGCGGTCTTCGTGCCAGTCGCAGTTGGAACATGTGAACTGTCGCATGGTGGCTCCGTAGAAAGAAAAACGCCCCCCGCTCTTCCGTACGGGGGGCGCAACAGACGACGCTACAGCCTGTAGGCTAGAGCGCTGCCTGTTTAAGGGATTTGGCGAAGGTAAACTTCGGCACCGTCTTCGGCGGGATCGTGATCGACTCGCCGGTCGCCGGATTGCGTCCTTGACGCTCAGGGCGATGCTTGACCTCCAGCTTGCCAAAGTCCTTGATGATGACTGCCTTGCCGTCGAGGAAGGCAGAAGTCATCTGGCTGAACGTCGCTTCGACAACCTTGTCGATGGTCCCCCGCGACACAAGAGGAAGCTTGTGCGAGAGGTCTTCTCCAAGTTGCTTCAGCGTGTACTTCTCGGCTTTGGCGGGAGCCGCCGCTTTGGCGGTGGCGGTTTTCTTCGGTGCCGACTTCTTCACCGGGGCAGTCTTCGTCGGAGCAGCTTTCGTCATGGGTTCACCTTTCCTTTGAAATTGATTTCATCCCTTACCAAACGGGACAGCGCAAGTCTACATTCATTGGAAACAACATGCAAGCCCTAATGTAGCGGTCCCTTTGGCTTTTCTGCAACAGCTTGGGCTAGAACGTCGTCTGCAACGCGCGTTACATACGCCTCTATTAACCTCGCCCCTATCTCCTTGGTGAGTTCTTCCTCAGAGACGAGACTGAAGGTGACGCCCATCTTGCTCTGCCCTTCATAGACCATGATCCTGAGCATCCGGTCCGCCAGCTTCTTGATGTCTCCTTCCTCTGGAGCCTCACGCATGGCGTACATGAAGGCATGCATGATGAACGCGGCGTTTGCCATGATCGGCAGAACGGGGTTCAGCTTCGCGCGTTCGATCAGTTCATCGAAGAACGTGTACATGTCCTCCCAAGAGTTGATCCTGTCGAGGACAGTTTCGCGCATGTAGGCGTACTGCTCGTCTAGTGTCATGTCAGGCATCCTTGACTGAAGTGTGCTGGTTGACCTTGGTGAGGATCAACTTCGTCACGGCGTCCGCCAACCGGTTGACCTCGACAGTCTGGTCAACGCCGGGAGACTTCGGATGGTAGATGACTAGAGGCAACGCCGACGCCACCTTGGGTGGCTCAGCGCGAAAGCCCGATTCTCTGGCAAGCGTAGCCACTTCGTTGAACGAGAACGTGACAGACGGCCGTTGTAGTGACGAAGCGAGCGCCAGCGTGACTTGCTTGGAAACGTCTTCGATGCTGTCGTCGCTTAGAACGTGGTTGCCGCTCGCGTCACGCCCGTACGAAGACAACTTGTCGAGTAGAACGCGATGCAGCAAGTCGGCAAACATGAGCTACCTCCTAGTTTGTGGGCCTAAACCCGGATGAATTCGTTTTCAATCCGCTCGTAGCGTTCGTCCCCCGGCATCTGTTTGTTCTTCAGCAAGGCGCAAACAGTACGTTTTGCCTCGCTTTCTGCCTCTACCGGCCCGGATAGCTTGCGAACGTGGTAGCCCGTAGGCCACACCCTTCTAAACTGCTCGCGGACCCCACTTAGCGTCCGTTCGTGTAGTAATGCTGCCTCGCCCTCGTCTTCCGGCAACCCAGCAAGCACTTTAGGAGGGTTTTTGTCCATTTTGTCCATATTTGTGTGATTTTCTCGCTTTTTTGACGAAATTTACCAAAAAATCACCGATTTTCGCTTACTTTTAGCTGATTTTCGACCGTTTCCGCTGGCTTTTGGTCATGTTTTTCCCATTTCATGACCGCTTTTGTACCGCTAAACGTGTGCAACCAGTAGATACCACCGGTCTCTGCGATACGGTCTGGAATGCCCCGACGAACCTCTTTCTCACCATGACGGGGACCGCCGACGTACCGAACTGTAGCAGACATAGACTTCACTCTCCTTTCTCTAGGGTTCTAGGGGTGCAAAACGCAAATGGCTCGCTCCTGTCCTGAGCATGTCGGTATGCGCCTTCATACCAAGCAGGAAACTCGCCTTCACCGCTTGCTCTAACTCCTCAGAGTAGAGCGCGACGGGTAGGGTAGCGATGAGAAGGTCTAGACCTCCCGGCATCATGACGTACAGCGTGACAACGGCACCCGTATCGGGCCTACTGCCGAAGAACTTGGTGAATTTCGGTTGGTAGTCCACGATGAGTGTCGGCATCAACTTACCTTTTCAATGGTCTGGGTGGGTGAACAGTGATGTTGGTCCCGTCCTCAAACTGCATCGACTGTCGCGAGGACGAGCTAATGCCCAGAGACCGGTTAGTCGAGATGTTACCAAAAGGAGTGACGTAGGAGCGCCGATACTCGACCGGGGCGTCTGACCCCCACATCGGGCTGCTCCTGTCTCGACGCAGCGGCCCCCCGTCGTCCGGGTAGGTGGCAAGCTGCGGGGTGCGGGTGCCTGCGGGCGTGCTGTCCTCGACCGGCGGGACGGACCCCCATTCCCGGACATGCGACAACGCGCAGGGCAAGTCGGAAGCCATGCCGTCGCATTGGTACCTTGGCGGAAGCGGTCCCTGTGCAAGGACGGCGGGACTCAGCAAGAACAAGACGACAACGATGCTGGGGTTCATAGGTTCATCCTCCTACGCCCATTGTTGCCGTTTCACTTTGGCTTGTCGAGCGGCACGATGTTTTTCTTGCTGTCGTGCTTACTGCATATCCATAGCGTCGTACCGTCGCTGGTGTGTACGGTCGTACCTCCCTGTTCGGGGCGGGCCTGCCCGCAACGCAGACACCAACGATAGCGGGTCGCGTCAAACACCTTTCTTCCGGTACTGCCGAGCATCTGTCTCTCCGTAGGGTAGCAAGCGCAGTCATTGTAACTGACCTACGAAGGACCGTGTAGAAACGAGTCCCGCGTTTTTTGTACCAAAAAAATGCATCGCGTATCGCTGTTTTCCTCATCTTTTCGTAGGACCCCCTCTGGCGGCAGCAATCGCGGCGCGAGCGGCATCAAACTCATCCGTCTGCCGATCCGCTACCGCAACCACCCCGACCAGCGCATTGAGTAGGGCATCCTTCTGGGCCTCAAGCTCCTTCCGACGCTCAATCTGTCGGCGCATTACCGCTTCGGCATCATCAAGCAACTGGTCTTTTCTGGCACAATCAGCCCACAGTCCCGCATTCTCCGTACCGGCAACCATCAACCGCTCGCTTACCACACCAAGCTCGGCTTGCATCTCTGCCTTGCCCTTGTTGTAGCCGTCGATCATCGCAATCCCGCACTTGGCGCGTAGCGACTCATTCTCCCGCTCGGCGCTAGCAAGCTTCGTCTCCAGCTTTTGCACGACGCGTAACGCGCTGAGGTACGCTGGCGAAGTCTCCTGCTTCATCGCAGCCCTTGTGTGTTCCAGCTTCTCAAATTCTGTCATGTGACTACCTCATCGCCTCCATCGCTCCGTCTATGAGGCTGTTGAACTGCTCTCGCCACAACGCCGGTTGGTTCACATCGATCTGCTTGAACAAGTCCATCGCCCGATACGGGTTCCTTCGGATGAACTCACAACGATTCGCATCCGCTCGCAACCGGTCTGCCGATTGCTTGGTGAGCAAGACGCTGTACTTCCGCTCTTCCGTAAGGGAGTCGAGCTTCTTCTTGAGCGTACAGTAGGGCGTGCCGCCTTCATCGCCTACCAACCCTCCTTCGACAACGCATTGATTGGCGGCAAGCTTGAAGTTTTCAGCCCGCGTCATGGCGCAGCCCTCATGGGCCTTCAACCATCTGTCAGCTTGTATGCTGCCCAACAAGTTGTCCGAGAACTCTCCCGTACCTCCGCAACTACATGACAGCTTCATAGGCCCCCCAATCGTCTAGATGCTGCATTCTGCTCCCGCGCACCTGTATTGTCGAACGACACGAATTGAAATCGATTTCAACTCTGCCCCTCCCCAAAGAATCCTATGCCCCTCCAAATCCAAACTGACAGGAATTTCCGCCCGACTAAGGCCGAACAAAGGAATCTATACCCCCCATTTCAAAATTGGCCCACGACAAAATCAATCTCCACGCTGACGCGTAAAAAAAAGCCGCGTTGTCCACGCGGCCGTTTTTAGTACCGATTTACTACTCGGTAAACCATTCGTAAGCTAACGTCGCTGCGCTCGCAAGAGTGAAAAACAAAGCATAAGCAAGCGAAGCGTACGAATTGAAAGCAAAGCCCGTAACGCAAAGGAAAGCGCCGATGAAAAGAAAGTAACGCGTAAACTTAAACATAGTGCCCCCTGTATGGGATAAAGGAAAAAGGAAAGGGGGCGATTGCCCCCCTGTTACTAAAGCGCTGCGAATACTTGCGCGATATCTACTTGCGGCGCTTGCGATGCATACGCTTTCTGCTGCGCGTTATACGCTTTGCGCTGCTGCCGCTTTTGCTTGCGACGGTAGGCGATGATATCGGCCGCTTCCGAATTCGCGGCGCTATCGTATCCTTCCGCCCCTAGGCTAGCGGGGGCGCGATTGCCAATTGCGACAATTGCGCCGATACGCTGCGCCGCGCGATACCATGCGAGCGAAGCGATATGCTTTGCTTCATCGCGCGATGAAGCCCGAACGAAACGCGAAGCGGTACCGATTGCGATGCGATAGACTTGCATGATTGCCCCCAATGCGGAAAGGAAAGGAAAGGGGGGCGATTGCCCCCCGCTTGCTTTACTTGGTAAGCGGCCAAGCGATACCGGCCGATTCCGCATCGATGCGCATCGCATCGTATAGTGCCTGCCCGTCCCGTGCGCCGCTTGCGAGTGTACCGGCGGCGCATCGCGCGATGATTGCTTGCGCGTTACCTTTCGCTTTCTCGGCCGCTACGCTTGCGCCGAACAATTCCGAGCGCATCGCGTTATTTGCCGCGCGAGGAAATACCGTGCGCTGCGCCTTGTGATACTCGGCCGCGCGGCGGTAATACGCGTAAACCTTGTCGCCGAATTGCTTTGCGATGATTGCCGCGTAAAGCGAAGCGTACAAGCTAAGCGGCGCTGCTTTCGCTTGCGGTTCCTGCTTTGCGCTTTTCGCTTTCGCTTTCGGCGCTTGCTTGGTCGCTTGCTTGGTCGCTTGCTTGGTAACTTGTGACATAAAGCCCCCTGTATGGGATAGGTGAGAGGAAAGCGCCGCATCCGCGCCTGCCGCTATTCCAAGCGGCGGAAGCAAGATTAAACCCTAGGCTAGCGGTTCCTGCTTCGATGCGATCCGGGCTTGTTCGGGCTTTAGTCCCGCCCCCCTCCGGGGGCGCCCCCCTGCTTTAGGGGGCCTACTTAAGCGCTGCTTTACGTAACCGCAAGCGAATAGTGCGCTCGCGCTTCGAATGTTGCAAGCGATTTATCGCATTTTAGCCTGCCGCTTGTCGGCCGATTAGCGGCCGGTGAAATCGATTTCATCGCCCCCCGC